GCTTTTCAGCCGCGACCCGTATGCCGACTTGGAGGAACCTGAAGCACGTTACATAGAAGAAAAAGTCAACGGTCGCTCCGGCGATCCGAAACAGGAGGCCAAAGAAATGGCTGATGCAGAAGGGCTGTCGGAGCTTCGCAACGAGTTCCGCCAGTTCAAAGAGTCCAGCGAGAAAGCCGTCAAAGAGGCTAACGAGCGGGCTGAGAAGGCAGAGAAAGACCTCAAAGAGGCGAAAGACGAGGCTACTCGTAAAGAGGAGGCTCGCAAGGAAGGGGACACGAAAACCAAGGCCATCGGCATGGTTGACAAGTTCCTGGAGTCGGTCGAGAACCTGCCCAGCAAGGCGAAGACTCGGATCATTGAGTCGGTTACCGCTGGGACGTTGCCGATGAACGGCGATGACCTCGACTCGGCTGTGTTGGAGGAGCGTACCCGCGCTCGCGTCCGTGAGGAGGCTCAGTACCTGGCCGAGTCCGGCTCCAAGATTGGTGAGGTCAGCGGTGCTGGCAGCGACAATTCGTTCTTCTCGGAGAGCGGATCGCCGTCCGGCGGTAGCGATGACGGTAAGGCGGACGACCCCCTGATCGAGAGCTTCAAAGCTCAGGGCATGTCCGACGAGGCGGCGAAGATCGCCGCGAGAGGGCGGTAAACAACAATGGCAAAGGATCGCATCTACGCACACGCAGACGAGGTCAGTCTGCCGGTGCCGGAAGGTACCAAATCCGGTGATGCCCTCATCGTTGGTAACGGGCTGCCTGCCGTTGCGACGACGGACCGCCGAGCGGACGGGAAGGCGAGCCTCCAGTTCAATGGCGGCTACAACCTCTCGGTCGTAGCGAAAAATAAAGCCGGTAACAAAGCCATCGCAGAGGGAGACATCCTCTACATGAAAGGCGGCGTTCTCGGCGTCAACAACGAAGAAGGTACCCGTTACGGGTATGCCTTGAAGGCGATTGAAGCGGGTAAAACCGAAATCATCGCTGTCAAGGTCGGATACTAGAAAGGAGGCTGATTCGACATGCCAGACATGCTTGAGTTGGTCGAGAATCTGCGAGCGGAGAAAGCCTCCCCTGAGAACCTCTTTGGAGGAGTCGGGACTGGTGTTCGCGCACGTAGAGAGGCAAAAGAGCGCGATCCGAGGTACCGTGCGAACTTGATCGAGACGATCAACTTCATGCGGGACATCGAGATCGGTCGAAGGAGGGTCCACGAGTTTGAGGAGGCGATGACCACCTCAGACTTCCCGATTCTCTTCGCTGACGTTTTGGACCGTCAGCTTCTCGGTTACTTCAACGAGACGACACCTACGTGGCAGTCCTACTGCCGCAAAGGAAAAGTCCGGGATTTCCGCAAAGCCAAGAAGTTCGCAGTTGACGGCGCGGAGACGGTCCTGCCGGACGTCAAGGAGCGGGAAGAGTACCCCGAGGCACCCCTCTCGGACAGGGCAGACGAATTGCTGGTCAGCAAGTTTGGCCGGAGGGTCGATCTGTCCTGGGAGGCGCTCATCAACGACGATCTGGATGCGTTCTCACGTATTCCGGAAAGGCTCGCGCGAGCGGCTCGTCGGTCGGAGCAGAAAAAGGCGGTGGAACTTTGGATCGACTCTAAAGGTCCGCATGCTTCGCTCTACACGGCCGAATTCAAAAACATCATCACGGGTAACCCGGAACTTTCAATTGAAAGTCTCCAGGACGCTCTGCTCGCTCTGAGCAAGATGGTGGACTTCGAGGGCGAACCGATCGTGGTTGACATGGTCAGCCTCGTCATTCCTCCCGCTCTGGAAGTCGTGGCGAATAACATCATCAACGCAACCGAGGTTTGGCTCACCGGGCACGGCGGGACCGAAGATCAGAAGTTGCGCGCAGCCAACTGGATGAAAAACCGTCTCCAAATCGTGGTGGAGCCGTACATCCCGTTCGTCGCCACGAAAGAAAACGGAGACACGACCTGGGCGCTGTTCGCAGAGCCTTCGGTCGGGCGTCCGGCGATTGAGATGGACTACCTGCTCGGGTATGAAGAGCCGAGCCTGTACGAAAGACTCCCCAATGCCAGAAGGATTGGCGGCGGAGGGGGCGAGGTACTTGAGTCGTTCGAGGATGACTCTCGTGCATGGCGCATCAGGCATGTCCTGGGCGGCACTCGCCTTATCAACACCGGCGGTGCGAAAGCCACGGTCGCATCGAGCGGTAAAGGCAGCTGAGTTTGACTCAGCGCGTCAGAACTGGCAATGGTCGGGGGCGCAAGCTCCCGGCCACGCCGGTTCGACTGAAAGGTTGACATGGCTGCTACTTACGACGTTGAAACCGATGTTGGAACGGTCCGACTGCTGATCTCGGACATCGGTGGTACCGACGGCAAATCCTTCTTGTTCCAGGATAACGAGATTCAGAAATTCATAGACATCAAGGGCGGCGCACTTCAACTTGCAGCCGCAGCGGCACTTCGCACCATCGCGGGCAACATCGCGCAGGTACTCAAACGCATCACGTTTCTTGAACTGGAAACGGACGGCGGAGATACCGCGAAGGCTCTGCGCGAACTCGCACAAGACTTGGTAGAAGCAGAAGACGAAGACCAGTGCTTCGAGATTGTCAAGGTATGCGTCGATGAATTCAGTCGACGCGAAATTATCCGGCATCGTCTACAAAGGGAAAATCAGTGACCCGTCCGCTCCTCATAGGTGGCGGCCTCCCCGGTCCCGGACAGGACATCTTCTCAGACGATGCGAAGACCTACGCGCGGGCGCTCGGCATGACTGATCTCTACAACGTCGAACGAGATGAAGGCGAAAAGGTCGGTGGCGTCAAAAAAGAAGACTGGGCCACCATAGCCGAACACGTTCCCGGTCGAGTGGACAACGTTAGTCGTCGTCTGCCGAAAGGAATCGTGGCGGACTCGCTGAACGAGGAGACGACGCACATCATTCACTTGAACGTCGATCCGGTAACCGACCTGACAGCTGCGGATCGGATCGTCGATCCTGCTCATGACCTCACCTGGGCTGTGTTGGCTCGTATACACCGAACCGACGAGCCGACGATGATGCTGGAGGCGAAAATCATATGAGCGTCAAATTGACTGCTGAGGCGAGCTTCGACCTAGACCCCAACAGGAAGGTCTGGGTGACGATAAGCGGCGAGGTAGAGGATGCCGACGATGCCACGATCCTGGCTCCTGCGCTGGCCGAGGCGGTCGTTACGCAAGCGGTCCAGGCCTATGCCGCCGCAGCGAGCAGGACACCGCAGATCAGCGGAAAACGTCCTATGGCGAGCTTCCAGGAGGATGACGACTAATGCTCATGCAGATGAGAGCAGAGTTGAAGTCTGATATCCCCCGGATAGTTCTGGGTAGCGAGGCCGAGATCGAAGCGGTGATCGAGCGTTCTATCAATCGCATCGAGACGGGTGCGAAGGAACGATCCCGCGTCGATACCGGCAACATGCGCGCTGGGTGGGAAGCTCGCATGCAAGGCCATCTGGAAGGCGTCGTGTTCAACCTTGTGAACTACACGATCTATAACGAGCTTGGAACGATCTTCATGTCAGCACAGCCGATGCTCGTTCCCGCCGTCGAGGAAGAGAAGCAGAAGTTCCTCACGGATATGACAACGGTATACGAGGTTCGACCGATATGAACCTTCGCGAAGCCATAGTCAAAAAGCTGGAAGATAACGCCGAACTTATGGAAGCGGCTAAGGAAGTCTGGTTCGGTCTAGCTGACAAAGGTGAGGAGACGAATACACCGTACGTAATCGTCGCCAAGTACACCGGTACTCCTGAACACGCCTTCCAGGGTGATCCTCTCGATTGGGACATCTGGACCGTGAAGGGTGTCGGCGAGGTCGATACCGCCGAGCGAATAGCAGAACTGATCGACACAATCTTATCCGATGCCGAACTGATCGTTGAAGGAAGAGATGTGAAGTACCTTCGGCGATACAACGACATCAACTATGCAGAGGCCGTCGATGGCGAGCGGTACCAGCATATCGGCGCTAACTACCGCATTACAAGCGAGAAGGAGGAAGTATGAATAAGACCTACAAGGTCTTGAGCAAGGCGTCGGTATGCGATACCCCCACCGGCAAGACCTTTGATGCAGACCTTCCTGAGAGTCAGGAGAAGCGGATGATCGAGCGCGGGTCGATTGAAATCGTCTCGGGCGCGACTCCGACAGATACCCCGCCGGAGACTTCTCCGGATGCGGAGGAGTCAAATGAGACCGGAGAATTCCCTGTCGTCGAGGATGGCGATGAATTTCCCGTCTCAGAGAAGAAAGGCAAGTAAAAATGGGCAAGACAGTACTCAACAAAGCGAGTATCGTTATCGACGGGACCGATCTGTCGAAGCGTGCTAGCCAGGTCATGATCGACCTGCCGACGGAAGAAGTTGATCTTTCGGCATTCCAGGGTGAGTTCAAAGACACCGGGGTCGGCCTGAAGGACGCATCCATCCAGGTGACGTTCTTCCAGGACTTCGACGCTGGGATGGTCGATGATGTCCTGTGGCCCCTGTTCATCGCTGACGAACCCTTCATCATCGAAGTGAAGGCGGACAAAGCGGCGAAATCGGCTACGAACCCGCTGTACAAAATGGAAGTGCGTATGTTCAACTACTCGCCCATCAGCGGGTCGGTCGGACAGGCGTCCACCACACAGGTGACGTTCAAAAACGCTTCCGACGAAAAAGGTCTAGAACGAATCACCGAATAGGCGATTCCGACTAGACAACGAAAAAGGAGAAGTAAGATGTCTGACGCAACGAGTCAAGCTGGAGCCGGTGGCACCGCACCTGCGGTCGGTTCTGCCGTCAAAGATGTTCAGAAGGGCAAGCTGCCCATCGGTACGGTCGAGGACATCCTCACCGCCGCGCCGAAAGATATCAAGACCGAGATACTGGAGGTTCCCGAGTGGGGCTATTCAGTCGAGGTTCGTTCGTTCACCGCCAATCAAGCAGCCCGCATCAAGACTCGCGGGTACGCTTTCCGAGGGGAAAACGTAGAGATTGCTTGGGCTGAGATGGAGATGATGCAGTTCAAGCTCGGAGTCAAACGACCGGACTTCACCGAGGAGAAGGTGCGCGAGTTGCATCTGTCCTCCGGTCCTGGCTTCCAGAGGGTCATCAAATGGCTCGACGAGAACAGCGGCATCGACAAGAAGGCTCTGGAGGAGAGCCGGGAAGAATTTCAGGGACAAGACGAGCGACCTGAGGTTTAGATACCTGCTAGCGAAAGACCTTGGTTATGCCTCTATCGACAAAATGCAAGATGAACTCACTCCGCACGACGAGGCTGTCTGGCGAGCGTTCTATGAGCAGATTGCCGCAGAGGAAAATCAAGCTAGAGAAGAATCAGGAAGGTAACATCTGATGCTGCCCGCTGCTGTCCTAGCCGTAATCGTCTCTGCTGAGGGGGTCGGACCAACAAACGCTAAAATAAGCTCGGTCCAGTCGAACCTCAAAAAGACGGCTGCGGTTGCGGACGCGGCGGGCACTTCTCTTGCATCAAGCGGTAAAAAGATCGAGCGAGCCGGTGTTGGCATAAGCAAAGTCGGCAAGGCCGCTACAAAGTATTACGCTACTCCTCTCTTAGCGGCGGGAGCGGCAGCTGTCTACTTCGGTCAGAAGTATGACAAAGCAATGTTGCTGGTAGAGACGCATACAGATACGTCTCAGAAAAACTTAGCAATGTATAAGCGGACTTTGTTGGATATGTCCGCCTCGGGGAGATATACCCAGGGACCAACCGAACTTGCAGAAGGTCTGTACCACGTAGCCTCTGACGGTTACAAAGGCGCAAAAGCGATCGACGTTCTCAGCCAGTCCGCGAAACTCGCGATGGTCGGGCAGTCTGGGATGGCTGAAACGACTTACGCCGTCGTCTCCGCTCTGAAAAACCAGATCAAGGGAGCGTTGACTGCAAAAGAAACGATTGCGAACCTGAACGCCATCATGGGTGCAGGCGATACAAAGATGAACGAAGTTACCGGGTCGATGAGTACAGGCATCATTCCGGCGGCGAAGCAGATGGGCCTATCGTTTGAAGACGTAGGCGCGGCGCTCGACCTCCTAACGCAGCGCGGCGTCCCGGCTCAGCAGGGCGCGTACCGTCTCGCGATGACCTTCCAGATGTTGATACCGCATACCGAAAAGGCGGAAGAAGCATTTGAACGACTTCACCTGAGCTACTACGCGCTGACGAATGCAATCAAAGCGAACCCTCAGCATGGACTCTTCTCCGCTATGTCGCTGCTGGAGGAACACCTTGAAAAAATCGAAGGTAAAGACCCGACGCACCAGATCAAAACTATCGAGGAAATCTTCGGTGGCGGTCGAACCTCGCGCGGCGCTATCTCAATGCTTCAGAATCTCGACTCGCTCAAAAAAACGTACGGGCGCATACGAACGCTTCGCGAAGAAACTCCGAAAAAAATCCGCGAGGCAGAAGATGCCCCTGTCAATCAGCTGAAAGAGGCTTGGGTTCAGGTCGAGACGGTCTTGACCAAAATGGGTATACAGATCATACCTCCTCTCGTTATCGTCCTGCATACTCTTGTTGGCGGAGTAACGGCGCTCTTCAACATCTTCCATAACCTGCCCGTCCACGTTCAGTCTTCAATTCTTACGTTCATAGCGCTGACGGTAGTTCTTGCCTACCTGATTCGCCTTACCGGATTCTTTGTTAAGTCCTTCGGACTGATGGTACAGGCAGTCGGCGCAATTATCGGATGGTTCTCCAAAGAGACAGCAGCCATCGAGGAGGTCGCCGCAGCCGAGGAGACTCTGGCGGGGACTTACGAGGCTACGGCAGCAGCAGCCGAGGCAAGCGCAGCAGCACAAACCGCTGCGATAGAGGAGGTAGCAGCCGCCCAGAAGGCAGCGAACGCCGAGGCGATCCTGGGCATGCCCATCGGCGGGCTGCGCGGCATCAACTCTATGGACGCCCTCCTTCCCGAGGCTGCGGCGACCGGTGGACAAATGTCCCTCTTCGCTTCGAGCAAGGGTGCGGCCGCGTCGTCTGTATCTACGGCAGCAGCTGAGGCAGTACCCGCAGCCGAGGCGGGAGGGGCAGGGATCGCAGGAGGGCTGGCGAGCGGCATGGCTCTCGCTATCCCCGGCGCGATAGCTGCGGTCGGACTCGCGAATATATTGACTTCAGCTATCTCTGGCGATACTAACAATGCTCTGAAAGAGGCTGGAGGTGCGGCAGGCGGCGCTCTTATCGGCGGGATACTCGGATCGGTTGTACCAGGTGTCGGTACGGTTGCCGGTGCGCTCGCCGGGGCAGGCATCGGGTCCATCGTCTCCGACTTCATCGGCGGATCGCATCAGGAATTGAACAAGGCTCAGAAAGCTCAGAAGGGACTCGAACACTCTAGTAAGAGCATGGCCGATGCTTTGAAGAAACAGAGAGAGGCAGCGCGGAGCTTCGCGCAGGCCGAAAACGTTACCGGGCATGCTCACAAAAGCGTAACGGTCGCAGCGGATCACCTACACCAGGCCGAAAATAAGCTTGAGAAGGATCGCAGGCAAGGTCACACCGGGGCGGATCGTCTTCTTCATGACACGATGAAAATCAAGATTGCTACGGATGAACTCTCCCGAGCTAAAAGACATCTGGGAAGCGCCGAAGAAAATCAGGGACTGAAAGGAGCGTTGAATAAACGCATCCTTGAAAACAACGTTCGTATACAGAAGCACGCCGCTGAAGCTAGCAAGTTCGCTCTCAAACACGCGAAGGAAGAGGCGAAAAATGCGATGTTCAATAATGCCGGTCCGAATCGCCTAGCAGAAGTCGGTCAACAATGGGCTAAAGCTGCTGAAGCTAGCGACAAGGCTAATATAAACCTAAAAAAGTCCTTCTCTGAAGGCGGACAATACAGCGATAAATTCCAGAAGAAGCTTGAAGGACTAGTATCGCGGCAGAAGGAAGTGCGTGAAGCTGTAGAGCATACGAACGCTGAGTTCAAGAAGACACATCCCCTGTTCCCCATCTCCGATTTCTCCTCTCAAGTCAAGAAGTTTACGAGCGGTATGGACGACTCGAAGGAAAGGGTCGTAAACCTCAAACAACAGATGGGGCCATTCCAGTCGGAAACGAAAACGCAGATGCAGAAGGCGTCGGGAGACATACACAACTTCTCGAAAGCATCTGTTAACGGGATACTGAAAGTCGAAACCGTACTTGGAGGGTTCGCAGGCAACCTCGGGATCAAAGGTGCGAAATTCGGAGCGCACAAAGAAGCGGTGCATAAAGCACGAGGCGGCCACATCAGTATGGGCGCAGCTTCCGGCGACTCGGTTCCGGCGATGCTGGAGAAGGGCGAGTACGTACTCAATCGCGAAGCAGTAGCTAAAACGGGTATCCACAAACTCAACGAAATAAACTTCGGTCTAGCGCCGCGCTTCCAACTGGGAGGAGCCGTCGAAATCGGCGGTGCCAATATGTCGGTAGGGGATGAGCCGCAGATTCTGAACGACCTCTACAAGCTCTCTAGTGCGATCAATAAAACGATGTTCGTTATCTCCGGCTACCGGACACCGCAGCATTCGGTTGAAGTAGGAGGATTCGCTAACGATCCGCATACCAAAGGAGAAGCAGCTGATGTAGGTGCAGGATCGCCTTCGCGTGACTCGATGTTCGCGGTGCATGAGAAAACTTTGAGAGCAATCGGTCTGTACCGTCCGTTCTATCCGCCGAGCGCAGCCGAGGTCAACCACGTTCAGCTATACGGCAAACAGGCGACAGGCGCTAAAGGACAGTTTGAAGGTCATGTCCCGAATATCCCTGGGATGAAATTCTCCGGACCCGGAGGAGAACTCAAGCAGGTAGGACAGGCGACGCTCGATACGGCAGTCAAGATGGCGCAGAGCTATCTGAAGAAGCACACTGGCTCTTCTGGCCTAGGATCGGTTGCTACCGGACCTGTAGTCAAAATGGCGAAAGAAATGGTCGGCAACGTCTGGGGCATGGGCGAATGGTCGCCGTTCAACTCGCTGGAGATGAGCGAGGCCGGATGGAACCCGCGAGCCGTTAACCCGGAATCCGGCGCAGCAGGGCTCGCGCAGGCGCTCCCGCCATCCAAGTACCCGAAAGGCGCGTGGCCCTACCAGGGTCCGGAGTCGGCTAAGAAGCAGCTTGAATGGATGGTCGGCTACGTGAAGGATCGTTACCAGACTCCGGCCAACGCCTGGAGCGAACACCTTGCGAAGGGCTGGTACCAAAAAGGCGGCGAAGTCGAAAAAGGAATTGGTAGCACTCTGCATGGTCTGGGCGAAGGCAAACACCTGCCTCTGTTCCATTCAAAACTTAAAAAGATTAACCGTCAAATCTCGAAGATCGATCTGCCGAAGTCGCAGATGAGTAGGCTTGGCGAACTTACTAATGAAACCGAAAAGTTCGGTGAATACTCTACCAACGCCGGGACGCTGACGACGAGCGATGAAGAAACCGGCGCGATCACGCAGGGCATCTTCAAGGGAGCGACCGAGGGTAATTGGCTAGAAAAAGAGCTTGGCTCGCTCATGGCTCTCCGCAAACAGGTCGTTACCTCGCACAGCGTCATCGCTCAGAAAACTCTGCCGCGAGTTATGAAATTGATGAAACATACGAAAGAGCGGCTCGCGAAAGTGCAGGCCGAGATTCGTAAGGATGAAGCCAAGAAGCGTGAACTCGCGAAAAAAATCAAAGACCTAGAAAAAGCGCAGAACGACGGCGTTCAGAAGCTCGAAAAAGAAAAGAAGGAACTTGAACGCAATCTGAGCAAGCTCCAGAGCGCGAAACATCCCGACCATAGCAAAATCGAAGCCGTGAACGCTGCTATCAAATCGAAGAACGAAGCGATAGGAAGCACCAATAAAGGCGCGACCGGCCAGATCAAAAAAGATCAGGAACAGATCACCGCTATCGAAAAGGATGTCAAGGATAAGACGCGCGTTGAAGGCGGCGCGAAATCTCTCGTCGGGACTCTCGAAGAACGACACGACAGCCTCTACAAGACTATGGCGAGCCTCTTCACATCAGGAGGAGAATTTGAAGGTACTGGAGATTCGTTCTTCGGCCTAGAACAGATACAAGGCAAAGGCGGATCGAAAAAGGCCGACATCGGCAATCCTCCGCCAATAGACGAGGTCGGTGGCGAAGCGTTCAGCATCCTTTCTCGCATGAAAGACATCGGCGAAGAAATGAACAAGAAACCGCAGTCGCCTGCCGGTGGTACCGATAACTCGGAACTGAAAGACCTTGAAAAGGAAATCGACCTTGAATGGCGTAAGCGGTTCATCGTCTCGCAGTACCAGATGGAACAGCTTAGGAACACGCCTAGCGTCGCCGCGACCGCAGCTGTGCCCTATGCCGGTGCGTTCGCTCTAGGTGGCTCCGTCGTCGCGGACGTGGGCGAGAGGGGCGCAGAGAAGCTAGTCATGCCGAACGGCAGCCGGGTCGTTACGCAGGCTGAGGCTCGGAGCGCCGTCAGCGCCGACGCAGGAGGCAGCCTCAACCTAACGATAGACGAGCTAAACGTCTATGAAGATGGCACAGCCGATGTGAAGATAGGCGACCAGACTTTCGAGGCGAAGGTCAATAAGGCAACTAAGAAACAAGGCCGCAAAAGCCAGGCCATTACCCCCGGAGGACTAACTTGAACAGCAACGAGACAGTGACGCTTGACCCACCCGAGTTCGCAGTCGAGCGCACAGAGCTTGCCCTGGATGGCCTTGGCCTGTACATAGTCGATGCCGACTGGGACGATGCTTCCATCGAACTGTTCTTGGTGAAACAGCGGCTAGGCGAAATCCCTTCAAATAAGCGCCCGCCGAATCGCGAAGTGAAAATTAAAGTGGGCGTCAAAGAAGAGGGCGAGCAAGACCTCGCAACGGCTGCGGTGATGCTGCAACAGAAGATTGGACGTATCGGAGACGAGAGCGGATTTGTAAAGCGCGTTCCTGATAGTCGCAGCGGCTCTAAGCCCGTCGTCTTCCAAGCTCACTCGGCTGCTATCGGCGGACTGCAAGGCTGGTACATGGCGCACCGGCAGCATGCGCCGAACGTCGAACTTCGATTCAACTGTGGGCCTTTCTGCTACGGTATTACCCCGGTTGAAACAGGGACCATAGCTGACGCTGGTGCTCACAGGTACCTTGAACTCCTAATTCCGAAGGTTCTGGGTACTGCTCCTGGACTCGTTCGTTGCCAGTTTGAAAACGGAGGAGAAGCAGACTGGCATGGCATCGTCCTATCCGGCGAGTCGCGGGACTACAGCAGCGCCGATACCGCGAAACCTTTCTACAACACTGAAAAACTCGATCTGCTCGGCGCGTCGATAAAACATGCCAGGAACTTTTCTTCGGGGACAGAAGTTGTACGAGCTACTCTGACCGAAGAATGGACGGCGATACTCGGATCGAAAATTGGCGGCGAAGAAGATATGACGCACAAGGGAGTGCGTCGCCTCTACTTCCGCATCTTCAATGAATTCACGCCGGGAAACGTTCAGCTACGTCTTGAATACAGAGCCAACGGTACTACTCAGTGGTCACGTAATGACACCGGCATCGTATCGACTAAGTTGTCTGGGTCTTACGACATACTCGATATGGGAGAGTGCCGACCGGAGCTAGCGATCCTGGGAGAACGATCCTGGGAGTGGCGTTTGATAGCGCGCGCAACTACCGAAGCCAAAACTGAAATCGACATAGACTGCGTATGGATACATCCGACCGAGCTATTCACTCGGGTATCGGAGTCTCCATCGCTGACGATCCCTCCGGAATTTGTAGCGAGAGATACGTTCCGGGTTGCACATGAAGGGGGAGTAACGGGTACTGCTCCTCTAGTTGGCCCGGGAAATTACATCGCTACCGCAGGATCGGATGCCGATGACTTCAAGGTAAGAGCAGAAGAACTAGGGCTGTTACAGAGGGATGCGATTGAAGATTCCGGAGCGACCGGCGGTTTCAAAGGCCGTGCAATCGGTCTGGACGTAAACATGTCTGACGTAAACTTCCAGTTTGACTTCTTCGCTGAGCATACTACCTTAGAACTGTATCACAATTATCAGTGGGGTTCTTTCCTTAAGTACAAAGATAGCGAAAACTTTATAGCAGTATGGTTTGAATGGGACTTCGCTCTGAACCTTTATCAGATTCATATTAAGGTTGTAGCAGGAGGGGCGATTAGGAATCAGATTCATAACATACCTCCGAAACTTCTTGGAACACCGATACCGACAGTAGTAAAAGGTAGATTGCTTTGTCAGGTAATCGGAGATGTCGTAACGGTATGGATGTCTCTAGACCCGGCTAACTTGCCGATGGAGATCATTAGCTCACTGCAAGATTCTGAAATTGGTAATCTGGCAGCTGGCGATGTCTACCTGATGGATACACAGACAAAAGGCGGGGTCGCTAGTATCCGTCAGTACTCCAATATGTCGATCTGGGGGACTGAATCCGAGTCGGTCTGCTACGCCGGTATGGGGATTGAGATTAGAAGCGAGGGAGTCATCCGGCAAGGTGACGGTACCGAGGTCTGGGGCAAGCTGACCCCGGATCGCGGCTCACTGCCTTGGGCTCCTCCATCCGGTCTAGAGGATCGACCCCTACGGATCATCGGCGCTCCGACTCGCGGAGACTTCGACAAAGTGGGAGATAACGGTTCGAACTATATTCAGGGCCAATTGATCTACTTCCCTGGCTACCACTTCATGACCGAGGCCGGATAGCTCCACATGTCGGTCCCGATCTTTGTAAACGAGTATCCACCGGATGAGCTGGCCATCGAGGTCAAACATCCGAACGGCCCGACTAAGGGGCGCTGGTCTGAGGATGAGTACCTAGCCGAGAACGTCATCGGCAATATCACAACGCAGACCGAGATGCCGGGAGGAGCCAAGGGCTGCGGGGGCGAATTGGCTCGCGACCCTCAGAGGCAGTGGAACGACCTTCGACCCTATGACGAGATCATCGCTAGGCAGAAGACAGGCGATCCAATCTTTGAGGGTTACCTAGACGAAAAGCCGGATGAGTCGGGCGGTCGCATCCTCATCACCCCTGCCGCTCTAGGCAATCAAGCGATCCTAGAAGACGACGAAAAAATCCGCATGGGGTTCATCTCGGGAGACTTGAGCAAGATCGGCGACATGTCTTCGGAACGACGCATCGCTTTGTTGAAAGCCGAATTCGATCTTTCGGTTTCATTGACGCAAGGGTTCCGCGACGCGGGCGAAGCAGCAGCCGGTCTGTTCTTTGAATACCTAGCCGAATACGGGAAAAAGGTAGAGCTTGGAGAGTCGTGGTTCGACGGCGAAGGCTGCAACATAGGCGAGTTGCACTTCGACTTTGAGACGATTAACCCCGGTGGCGAAGCCGAATTCAGACACAATCACGGGTTCCTCGCGTCGGACGACAATTCGACTTCTTTCATCAGCTCAGAAGACTTCGGTACCACTCCTTCCAAAATTCATGAAATCGTTAAAGACGAAGGCCCAGGCGAATGGAAATGGGCAGTCTTCCAGACGATGTTCGCGGGAGCCTATGAAGGTGAATCTGCAGGAGAGACGTTCGGGTTCTCCAATATACGGGCAGTAGGCAATCACAAACTACCTCTGCTAGGCGTATGGCCGAACGTAGGCTTCAGCGCGAAGCAGATGATCTTGTACTTGATCGAAACCTTCGGCGCGCCGCTCGTTGCCGACTCGGAAAGCATTGAAGATGACGGGTTCATAAACCCCCAGGCGTGGTACGGCACTCCGGGCACCCTCGCGACGATCCTGAAAGACCTCGTCAAATACGCTCTGTACGACTGGTTCGTATATAAGAACAAGAAGCTGGAGTACCGCAAACCCGGAACCTATAGCCGGTACTGGAAGACGTACGTTGAAGAGTCTGAACTCAACGAAACGGGAACTGACAGCAAGCATCTCTGGCGTTCCTGCACTGTGCAATTCCAGGACGTGAGCGGGAGGACGGTACTGGTCGGACCGCCTGGCAGCGGAGCCGACGTCATCAGAGACGGTCTCGAAATTACCGACCCGTCGAACCCTGCTGTAGAAGCGAACCGACCGCGCCACGCGCTGCTCGATATGAAAGGGTTTTCCAACCCTGAAGAAGCTGCGAAGGTCGGAGAACGTTTTCTAGAAGAAGCCAACTTGCTACCGCGTTCGGGATCGGTCACCTTGGAGGGTTACTGCCTCGACGCGCAATCGGTTCTGCGTCCGGTCGGTCAGCTCAAATCTGGCGACTACATATCCGTTCTGAACGCGGCTGATCACGGTTATCGCAAGGTAATCAATACTACTTATACGCATGACCGGAGGAGCGTTGAATGTGATCTCGATGCCCCTGCATCCGGCATGGAAGCACTACTAGAAAGGCTACAAGTGGGACTGATATCGCGGGGAGTCAGCTGATGGATAGCTATTCAGATGGGGTGGTGAAAGAGAAACTAGACAATCACGAGAAACGTCTAGAGTCTCACCACAGAAGTATTGGACGACTAGAGGTAGGTCTATCCGATGCCCAGGCGGCTTTGGAGGTAGGGAAAGAGAGTCGCATACGCATTCAAAGTGAAATCACTAATGCAAAAGAAACCGCTGCAACGGCGAAGATCGCAGCCGAAAAAGCAGCGGGTGCAGTCAGCGAAAGATTCGACAAGCTGGCTACCAGTTTCCGAAACTGGACCCTGTTCATCGTAACGGTGGCAGGCATCGTAATCGGAGTAGTGAAAGGACTAGGCGGATGACCGCTGACGACGTAGCAAAGATTGATAAGAGTGAGAAGCGTTTACGCAAATGGCTCGTAGGTCTAGGGATCGTCGTGATGATCGTTCTTGGCTCATCGGGGTTTTTCGTTCTCAATCAGCATTACTCGCATGTAGATGCTAAGAGCACAGCCTGCAATGCGGTCGAGAAGAACAATGCAATCTTTAAGGAATTCGTCGTTCATATCCGCGACAAGTCTATTCAGAACGTAAAAGCGGGAGTGACTTCACAGACGACGAGCCTCAAAGAAATCAAGCACTTCTTTCACCCGACGATAAAAGCGATTAACGAAGTTAGCTGTAACCACTAAAACAAGGAGACGTGGCATGAAGATCGACTACACACATATCACCCCTCACCAGTCCTCGCGTGAGGGCGCAAGAATTCATCTGCTTGTTCTGCATACGACCGAGGGGTCGGGCAGCCTCGCGCAGCTAGGAGAAATCTTCGACGGTGAGGAAGCCTCCGCGCATCTAGGTGTAGACATCGAGGGTCGGATTGGCCGATATGTCGAGGACTCGCAGAAAGCGTGGGCCGTCTGCAACTACAATTCGGTCGCACTGAACCTAGAGCAGATCGCTTTCGCTTCCACCGACCTGCACACGTGGTTCGAGAAGCATCACAAGCAGCTGGAAGGTGCCGCGAAGTTCCTGCAATACGGCCACGAACATTACGGCGTCCCGATCCGCCAGGGTAAGGTACTCGGCGGAGGCATCGAGCGCGATGGCGTGGTGCAGCATAAGGATCTAGGGATCATCGGCTGCGGCCACACTGATTGCGGTCCGGACTATCCGCAGGACTACGTGATGAAGCTCGCCCGCTACTACGTTGCTTACCACAACGATAAGAAAAGCAAAACGACTCGCAAGCTTGCCAAACAGGTGAACCGGACGCGGAAGCGTTACGGGATCGCCCCGGTTCGATAGAGGAGGTGACAAATGACTATTCTCGGACACACATTGCCCGAAGTGCAGAAGTTCCTGATCGCCCTACTCGGGTTGATCATCGCGGGCGTCGCGCTGTTCGTGGGACTCGATCCTGGCTTCCAAGCTGGCGTCGAAACCCTGATCATCGCGGTAATCGGTGTGGTAGCAGTATTCGCCCTACCGAACCCGACCGGAGACGCTGTATATAAGGCTCTCGCAGCCCTCGCAACGTCCCTGCTCGCCGTGCTGGAATTCTACGCAACGATCCCCTCTAGCACGACTACAAAGGTACTGGCGCTGCTTTACGCTTTCGCCGTTACCTACGCTGTGTGGCGCAAGACGAATGCACCAACAAAGCCACCGGTTAATTCAGGACAAAAGACACTGATTTAATCTAGGTGTACCTACCCCTACCGACCCCTACCTCTTGTGCGGCTGCCCCTCTACCCGCATCTGGACCCCTACCTTTAGGTAGGGTCCGGGAGGAAGGGGTCATAGGGAGGGTAGGTAAGCGTTCCGCCTTCAGAAGCGGTAAAGTACCTCTGAATATACCCGACTAGCCACGGGAGTTGTATGAAAACGCAGCAGCTACACGAGGATCAAGAGGTAGTAGTTTTTTACCCCGATAGTGACTCTCCCAAAAAGGGGGTCTTCTGCGGGTTTTCTTCACACGGCTGTGTCGTCCTCTTTGACGATGATTCGGCTGATACAGTACCTAGACGTTGGGTCAAAGATCGGCAGGCGGGGCTATTCTCCGTGAGTACCCTCGGCTGTGACAACTAGTAAGAAGGAGCTACCATGCAGGAACTCACGTTCGCGGAAGCACAGGACGCAGTAGAGGAAGCGATCGCTCTAGACAATCCTGTCGTATTCCTAGCATCCATGCTGGGGGGCAGAGAAGTCCCGCAGTATATCAACGCTTTGCGCGGCATGATGCTAGGAATCGGCGTCATGCAGGATTTCCTCCAAGAGGAACACGGCGAAGATTACGACGGGGATTGCAACAACGGAGCATGCTTTCATCGTCCTCATCACAAACATTTCGCTCGGGATGCGATGACCGACTCTGCTAACAAAGCCGAGCAAGTGTTCCAGCAGCTGAAACACGACTGCGCCCTATTCGTTTGTGAAATGTCGAAGTGCCAGTGCGCCGCCTGCAAGCACGGAAGGCAAGTCGATGCCGCGCAGTACAACTAAAAGGGATATGGGGAAACGGGTACTGGACGTGAAACATTTCGAGGTAGTTGATATGAGTAAGGGCGATCCATGGGCGACCCTTCGCTGCCCACGCAAGGACTGCAAGGGAGAGTTCAAAGTCGAACGGAAACGATTTAAGGAGTCCCGTGAGCATGCGGTAGGACGTAGTTGTCCATATTGCTTTCGTGTAAGCGGACTGCCAGGAGCCGATTTGAGCGTGAACTCCGTGATCGGCTAGGAGTTGCTAGGGTTCTGCGTGCTGCGTTACCCGGCTGGCTAGGCCGGGGGTTCCGTCCGGTAAGGGTTCTAGGGTTCTTCCCGAGCTAGACGGCATAGCCCCGGAGGCAGTTCCGACGAGTTGTCTCCGGGGCATCTTCCCTCTACAAGGAGCTACCGTGAGTAAACCTATACAAGCTGAGATCAGTAAGGATGGCAAGGCCGTCGATCTCAAGTTTGACTACGATCCGCACGTAGTCGAACGGGTCAAGGAGATTTCCTCCTGGCGGTTCGTCGGCGAGACAAAGAAACGCGGCGCTCCGAAAGTATGGCGCGTCGATCTTGACCTCGCAACGATGCGACGCCTACGGGAAAAGCTCGGAGACGATCTTGAAATCCGACCTAAGCTAAACGAGTGGGGACACAACGAGGTCGCATACGAGCGCAACCTAGTTGACCTCTCCACCGCAGACGATGCGAAGTTGCTCCACGTTCCCGAACCGTTGATCAAGGGAGCGAAGAATCGCGAAGGCGACGACTTCAAACTGCGTCCGTATCAGCGGGCGGATATTGCGTTCATGGCGCAGGGTCGTTCGATCAATGCGAATCAGCCGGGGTCCGGCAAGACCAGCGAGTGGGTCTGCGCGATGATGGAGGCCGAGCTTACCTGGGGTCAGCATCTTGTACTGGCACCGGTTACCTCCCTAGAGCTAGTCTGGGAGGAAGAAATCAAAGACCTCTATCGCATGGCCGGGCTAGACTCGCCTACGATCTTCACCGGCGATACCCCGGCTGCCCGCAAGCGAGCCGTCAAAGAAGCTCTAGAGTTCGCAGAAGACGGGCTTGCCTTCTGGTTGGTGCTGAACCCACATATGGCGCAGTACAAGAGCGAGATGAACGCCGAAGCTCTAGAGCTAATCGCTGAGGCCGAAAAAATTGAGGATGAGCGAGAGCGGCTAAACGTCCTGGGTGCGTACTACGAGTCGATCAAGAACGACGACATGTATGATTACTACTTCGCGAACCCGGAGCTTACGGAAATTGACTTCGATTCTATGTGCGTGGACGAGTTCCACCTGTGCGGACTCTCCGAGCCGGGCACGCAGACGGCGCAGGGTATCAATAGGATCGCAGGCGAATGTGAACCGGATATGCGCTGCGCGATGTCGGGAACTCCGATGGGCGGGAAACCGATCAAGCTGTGGGGCGCACTGCACTTCATCGAGCCGCAGAAATTTACCTCCAAATGGAAGTGGGCTAGGCAGTGGCTGGAGGTTACGAAAGTTGGCGATACGGAGTCGCGCGAAATCGAGGGAGTGCAACTCGGCCGAGAGGTAGAATTTGACGAACACCTAAAGCAGTGGCTGATCCGCCGCACCAAGGAGGAAATCCTTCCTCACCTGCCGCCGAAGAACCGGATCAACGTCTGGTGCGGCATGACGAAACGGCAGCAGGAGCAGTATCGAGTCTTTGAGCGCGACGCTGAGTGGCGGATCGCAGATGAAGAGGAGGCGACGGGCAGGCTCTCGGCTACGAACGTCCTGTCTGAGTACATGCGCCTCAAGCAATTCGCATCGGCCTACTGCGACGTAACCGATTCGGGCATCCTCAACAAATCGGGCATGCCGAAGATCGAAGTGAAAGCGACGACCGACTCCGGGAAGTACGCACAACTAATCGAGAAACTGGAAGAGCATCAAGTGATCGGCGGCGAGGAGAGCGCCCTAGTCTTCTCTCAGTTCAACGGCGTCATCGAGTTCGGCGTCGTAGAGATTCTAAGTGCCAAGAAGATTCCGCATGAGATCATCACCGGCGCAGTGAAGGGCAAGAATCGCAAAGCCGTTGTACAAGCTTTCCAGCAGCAGGAAGTCGCCTTCCTCGAAGACTGGGAGTCGAAGTCTCCGCTGATCGAACGTCTGATCAAGAATGGTCCGCCGCGAGTTTTGGTGCTGAATACTAAGGCGGGTGGAACGACACTGACGCTTAGCGAGGCTAAGAGCGTTCACATCCTGGATGAGACCTGGAACCCAGACGACCAGGAGCAGGACGAGGACCGCGCGCATCGTGGCGACAAAAAGACGGAAGAAAAGCTTGAAGTGCCGATCTACTACTATCGGACAAAAGGGACTATCGAGGAATACATCAAGGATGTAAACGATGATAAGTCCTGGAACAATGAACGTGTACTAAGTCTTAGACGCCGCGCTCGCGAAGCAGCCGAGCAGCGCGAGAAAGCTTCCGTTGATGAGGGGTAGCTCCTATCAACGGAGGGAAACGCTGGGTCGGCCGGAAGGCCCATGCCAGCAGCGCCGGGGGTGCCGTGTAGAGGCGGTTACCCCCGGCTTATCCTCTGAGCGTCTCTGGGGAAGATTCCGCATAACGCGGGGTCTAGCGTGGGCAGGACTTTTTCCCGCCGCAGCGAACCCTAGAGTGCCGCTTAGTAATCGTCGGAGTAGAAAAACGTACATATTGGAGGAGCCGTGCCGTCAGCAGCCCAGTCGCGCAAACCCAAGCGCAAAGCTAAAAAGCCCAAGCTCAAAAAAGTAGTCAAGAAGCCCAAGCAGCATAAAATCCTCGTTCGTACTTCCGAGCGCACGACCTATAACCGTTGTGCGAAACTCTGGGACTGGAACTACAACGAGCGACTAAAGCCGATACAGGAGTCGCCAGCCCTTCGGTTTGGTACTCTGATACATGCTGCGCTTGAGGAGAGATACCCGAAAGGTAAACGTCGGGGACCGCATCCGGCCCGAGCCTTTGAAAAGATTTACGAGGCCGACCTCAAGCAGAACGAAAAGGAATGGGGTACGTTCGCAGACGACGCATGGGTTGATGCACAGGCTATGGGTATCTACATGCTGGAGGGGTATGTAGAGAAGTACGGCAAGGACGAGGAGTGGGAGGTCATCGAGTCAGAGATGAACTTCCAGGTGCCTGTCTTCTTCCCGGACGACCCTGCACTAATTGAGCGAGGAGTCCGGTGTAAACTTCCCTCGGCTGTGTTGGAAGGAAAGGTGCCGTTCTTCTGGTACACCGGGACAATGGATGGTGTCTGGAAGAACCGGCAGGATAATCGCATCAGGGTTAACGACTACAAGACTTGCAAAGGTGATGCGATTAAGGAAGGCCAGGGCAAGCTCAAACTTGACGAGCAGGGAACGGCCTACTGGACGTGGGGTGTAGACTGGCTCATCAACGAGACGATCCTGAAACCGCGCAGCTTGCAAGCTCTCGACGGCATGCTCTACACGTTCCTTCGCAAGGCGACGCCGGACGACCGCGACCAGGACGCTGACGGCTACTATCTCAACAACGACGGGTCGATCAGCAAAAAGCAGCCCAGCCCGCGCTTCCACCGTGAACTCGTCTACCGTTCCAATAGTGAACGAGAAAAAGCCCGACAGCGAGCTTGCGAACAAGTAATGGATATGTGCGAGATACGCGCCGGGATTAAGCAAGCGTACAAGTCTCCCGAGACGGGCAGCAACGGCCACTGTGGATGGTGCCCGCAGCGCGACGTATGCGAGCTACACGAGGCGGGTGCCCCAGGCGTCGATACCTTGATCGAAACGACGATGACGACCTGGGACCCCTACGACGCACACGAGATCAAATGGGCGGAGAACAAATGAGCAAGGCAGACCGAACAAAAGAAGACGCGATCTGGGAGCTAGCTGCGAGGATCGAGCGGTGCGCTATCGGCAAGCGTCGCGATGCCGCGTTCTATACGGGCCGACGGCGAGACTGCCGCATAGCGCGCGCAGAAGCCCTAGAACGTCGCTGGCATCGTCTGCTGGGGCTAAACGCATGAACCCGAACTCGCCGCAAGAGAGAGTTCCTCTCAAATGGGAGGGGAAAACGATAGGGAGCGCAGCCGTCACCTTGCATCAACGAGAGCAATCCCCTAGTTACTCGCAGGATGGCGAGACGGTTTTCTTCCAGCAGGCTCAATTTGAGGTAGAGCTACATGATGTCGAGCCGATCTGGTTGCGTACTGCTCTACACGATTCGATTGTAAATCAGAACGCCTATGCCATGAGGAGGCATCGTGGCTCTTAAGCGATCCTGCAAGCGTTGTGGTCAGCCTCTAGAGCAACTCAACTTGTTCTGGTACTGCACTAATACCGACTGCTACTACTCCTACAACGCACACCCATGAAGAACGAATTCACGAAAGGATTTGTAACGGGCTGCTGGTATTCTTGCGCCGTGTTCCTTGTCATATACCTAATCTTCTACCTAATTGAAAAATGACCGTCCACATAGTTCACATACCAGGACACGGCGTGACCGAGGAGAAAGTGCCCGACCTCGATGTTGAGGTCGTGTACGATCCGGAGCTAGGTCCGCTAGTGCGCGACCGCTATGAACCGCAAGTCGCTGTCTATTACGAGTTGATAGAAGTTCGCGGAGTCCTGACCCCGGTTCCGCAAGGACAAGTGAAGCTAGTCCTAGATAGCATCCACCAGGACATCGTTGAAAGAGAAACGAAGGTCGGAGCGTACAGAGTAGGAGATTTCTCTACTGTTGTGCCCGATTGGGCGGAATTTCTGAGAAGTAATCACAGCGCCAGAAACATGATGGGAGCTACTGAAGAGGATAAGGAAAGACTTGACTCCATACTGAACAAGTGGTTTAAGTAAGTAATACATACAAAGACGAAGGAGCTACCATGCATCATCGAGTCAACAGTTACCGCGACCTGAAAGAATTTTCCGAGGCGAGCCGTGAATGGTCGGAGCGTCGGCGCAGCCGTGCGACGGAAGATCGGCAGCAGAACCGGCGTCTTGATGCTGCCCTCCTCGTACCGGCTGTGGTAGGTCTGCTACTCATTGTCAAGTTCTGCTCTTACTCGACGCCTTACGTACATTGGTTCTACGGAGTGATTGCCGTCGCTCTCATGTTGCCATATCTAACAAGGAGAATTTCATGAGGACGAAACCGCAAAAACTCCAGCGTGGGAAGGGGGTTGCTGTACTGGTCTTTGGGTTCCCCGGAGCAGGGAAGACCCCGTTCATAGGGACGCAGCCGCGTACGCTGATCCTGCGACCGCCTACCGACCACACCGACGCAATCTCAGACCCGAGTAATTGCCGAGAGATGGTCATCCGCGATTGGGCAGCCGAGCTAGAAGCGTACCAGTACGTTCACCAGGGAGGTTGGGAGGAGTATGACTGGGTGTGGCTCGACTCGTTGAGCGTATTCCAGGACTTCGGACTGCGCGACGTACTCCAAGATGCGATCGATCGAAAGCCGACCCGCGCGATGAAGAAGGGCGAGGGACCGGACGGTAAAAACATCATGATCCCGGAGTTCGGAGCAGACCAGGGTGAGTACGGAATCAACATGACGAGGATCACGAATATGATCCAGGATTTCGTCGGTATGGCCGATGAAGGCAAAATCAACTTCGGAGTCGTGTGTCATCCGGAAACCTGGTACAACCCTATGACCGAGGAATCCGTGCTAGCTCCCTGGGTGCAGGGTCGCGGAATGATCGCGAAGGTCTGCGGGTACATGAACATGATTATGTATATGGCAGGAGAGCCTAAGCCGATCTTGTATTCTGAGGCGAAAGGGTTCTTCGGCAAGGATCAGTATGGCGCGCTACCGAAGCTCAAATCGGGTAAGCGCGGTCTGGTCCGGCCTACGATGCCAAAACTTATCGAGCTTCTGGAGTCCCGCCGGGAGACGCCTGCCGAGGCGGCAGAGCGAGAGGCCGAGGAACGGCCTAAGAAACGGGTCAAAAAAAGAAAAGTCAAAAAAGTAAGAAAGGCATAGCCGAATGGCTAAAATCAAATACGACGTTCGCGAGGTCGAGCCGCGCAAGGACTTCGACGAGCCGATCCCAGTAGGGGTATACAAGATGGTGGTGGCTAGTGCGCTAGTCAAAAAAGCAAAGTCATCCGGCAACGAGATGATCGAACTGGAGCTAGAAGTTCCAGCAGGCGAGCACAAGGGTCGGAAAGTCTGGGAGTACATCGTCCTGGACGAGTCCTCTGAGTGGAAGCTGCGTCAGCTGATCGACGCGCTCGGAGCGAAACTGAAAGGCACCCTCGACACCGATAAAATGATCGGTGAGACCATTGTCGTCAAGGCGAAGCATGAATCTTACGAGACGACGAATGATGAGGGTGAGGAGGAAGTAAAGATCATGGCGAAGGTCGCCGCCCTCCTCAAACCCAAGTCGGAAGACGAGGAAGAGGAAGACGAGGAGGAGGAGGCCGAAGAGGAGGAGTCTGAGGATGAAGAGGCCGAGGACGAGTCCGAAGAGGAGGAAGACGAGGAAGAGGACGAGGAAGCAGAGGATGACGAGGAAGATGAGGGCGACCTGACCCAGAAGGATTTGGAAGGGTACGACCGCAAAACCCTCAAAGCGTTCATCAAAGAGAACGAGTCTGCGGTGAAAGTCACCAAAGGCAAGTCGGACGACGACATCCGCCGCGCAATCGCCGAGGAGTTCGAGGTTGAGTGGGAGGATGAGGAAGAGGCCGACGAAGAAGAAGAGGACGCTGAGTCCTGGGCCGACAAGACGATGGCTGAGCTCAAGAAAGAGCTCAAACGGCGCGACCTGAAAGCGACCGGGACGAAGAAAGCCCTCGTCAAACGTCTTGAGAAAGACGATGCCAAAGGCGCTGGCAAGAAGGGTGATGAACCCTTCTAGCGGAGAGTTCAAAACGACGGACCTGACGCTCGCAACCTATCTGCATATGCTCGGCTTGGATTACGAGCTTGTGCATGATGGGGAGCGTCGGAACGGGTACCCGGTGGGGGCATGGATTTTCGCCCCCAACCGGGTTACCCCGGCTAGTGTGAAGCTGTTTCAGGACGGTGACGCGCAAGTCGATCCAAAAGCCTTTCATGAGCAGTTAAATGAAAGACGCGAGGAGCTATTCAAGTTCCTCGATATTGGCAAGAAGCACTAACGAAAAGGAAAGAGCAATGCAGATTAAGATTGTCAACGATGGCGATGGATGTCCCGCCGTTTCGGTCGTGAACCCGAACAGCAATGAGACGCTGGAGAGCGTTGAGCTGGGTCTCAACCAGAACGTCACCATCGACCTCCCGAATGCTCATGAGGCAACGGATGTCGTGGTAGGCGAGGTTACGGACAACGATCCGGCCAACACGACGGATGGAGCAGGCGAGTCCGCCTAGTTCCATGAAGGTCACCGATCAACAACTGGAGAAGCTGGCGCCCTATATCGCGGGGTCGATGCCCGATGCTCGCGGTGAGATGGAAATGTTCTGCCCTGTTCACCCGGATTCGCGCAAGAGTGCGAGTCTGAACTTGAACATGGGCGTCTGGTACTGCCACGCAGGCTGCGGCGGTTCCTCTCTTAGCCAGTTGATTGATGCGGAGGACACCTGGGTCCCGATGGAGAGTAGGGCAGACATCTCCATCGGGCTTAGGGATCGACTACAGGAGGCGGCGAACGATGCGATGGGACGGCCCGAGAACCTTCTCAAGAAGGCGAAAGAATGGTACGACGCGCTCCAGGAGGAGGAGGGTCAGCAGCGTCGTCTGTATAACCTTCGCGGTATCAATCGCACTACGATACGTCGCCATAAGATCGGGTTCGATGGAAGGTACTTCAAAATACCGATCTTCGCGCCGACCCCCGAGGGAGCGGAACGAGAGATATGGAACGTACGCACATACGATCCGTCACCGAGGTTTGGACGACGGAAAATATGGGGTACTCGCGGCATGAACCGCGCTCGCATCTATCCGGCACATGCGCTCGATTGGTGCGAGGACGGAGATAGCATCATCATATGCGAGGGCGAGTGGGATACGCTCCTTTGTCTGCAAGCGGGGTTCCTAGCAGTCACGACGACCAGCGGTGCAGGCAAGCCTTGGAACCGTGCCTGGGACATAGCCTTCGCAGGGCTGCGGGTATTCTTGTGCGCTGATGCAGACAAGCAGGGCCAGAAGCAGAATCAGATCATCGGGCGAGCCTTAGACGACATCGCTGATGTCTATGAGTGTGAGTTGCCGTATCCAATCGAAGAGGATCACGGCAAGGACTTAACAGACTTACTAATCCACCAAGACGATCCGGTAGAGCTTCTGGCTGAGGTTCTATACGGAGCAGAAAAGTTCAAAAGAAAGGACACAGTATGAGTGCCGTGGCAGAGCAGACCGACGCAAAGGCCGAGGTGCCCGCAGGAGAGCGCCCCTCTGGCGACGCAATCGCAATCCTGGGCTGCGGCCCAGCCGGGCTAATCGCGGCCTGGACGCTGGAGCGCGAAGGCATCGAGAAGGACCGCATTAAAATCCTGTCGAAGTCGCCGCTCCAACCTAGTCCTATCAGCGGGGCACAGTTCCTCCATCAACCTATCGGAATGATGGCAGACACCCCACCAGACGGTCAGATCGAGTTTTGTCGTTTAGGTTCGAAGCAGGTATACGCTGAGAAGATATACAACGAGCCAGGAAAGATTACTAGTTGGGAAGTTATCGAACCCAAGACTGATGCATGGAAGCTCGATCCGGTCTACAGTCAACTGTGGAGACTGTACGAAGATAATCTCATAGCTTCCGAGATCAACTCTTCGAATATGCAGACGCTGATCGAATCGGGAGAATACTCTCAAATATTCTCGACCATACCTCCGGAGGCGTACTGCCACAATGCTAGTCACGACTTCCCGAAGGTAGACATTGCAATTGCCGAGCCGGTCGAGAGTCTGGACGTACCAAACTTTGTCATCTATTCGGGACGCGAGCAGGATCGATGGTATCGAATGAGCAACATATTTGGAACGTCCTGGATTGAGTTCGGACACTCAGAGCTTCACAAATATAACGGAGAGATGCAGTTGAATAACTCCTACGATGTATGGACAGATCAGATTCTGTTTGGCTGTAAGCCTCTCGGCACTCTGTGTGACTGCTTTATGAATCAAGGCGACGCTCCAGTCGTTCGGGTCGGTCGATTCGGCACTTGGGATCGCCGCCTTCTCCTGCATCACGTTCCGGAGCAGGTCCGGCAGGGTCTACAGCACCCGGGTTCGCGCATCGTCTGATGCTCTGCTCTGAGTGCAGCCGGGTAGTACGCCCAGTGGTAGCCGTTGACATCGACGGCACCCTGGGTGACTACCATGGCCATTTCCTTTCCTTCTTGGAAAAGTATCTCGGCCGAGACTCAGACCGCTTGCGACCGATGCGCTGGTATCGCGGCGACGAAGGTTTCAAAGAATGGGCTATGGATGCTTTCGGGATCACCGAAAAGGAGTGGCACGACATCAAGCTTGCATACAGGCAAGGCGCACAAAAGCGGACTATGCCGATCTACTCCTGGGCACAGCCGATGTGCGAGTTCATCCGTAGGACCGGCACAGAACTATGGGTCACGACGACACGGCCCTACCTGCGCCTTGATAACATCGACCCAGATACCCGCGCCTGGCTGCGGCAACACGGTATCGAGTATGACGGGCTGATCTATGACGAAGACAAGTACGCAAGACTTGCCGAGCTAGTAGACCGGGATCGAGTCGTCGCCGTTGTAGACGATCTTCGAGAGAAAACTCGGGAAGCAGAAAGAGAGTTTGGTGAAGGTGTCGCGATGCTTCGCCTTACTCGTTACAACTCATCATATGACTATCGCGACCTAAGACAAATAACGAAAGAAATACTGGCGCGCATCCAGCGCTGGAAGGAGCTACACCCGTGAATGCAATTGTACTCGGATCGTCGGAGGGCAGGACCGAGAAACCCAACATAGGCGATGCCGTCACATTCGTCCTAACAGAGCAGTTCGATATGACAGTCGAAGAGTCGAATTGTATGTCGACTCACGGACTGATGCCGGATTACATAGTGCCACTGGGGCTTAACTACGCCGATGCGGAAGCGTTAATTGTAACTCTGGGTCGGACCTCTATGGAGGCGTTCCCGACTGCCCCGCCGAGGGAAATCGAGGACGTTATCCGAGGCTGCCTAACGCTCCCTCTACTGGCGGCGCGGCACTACCTGGAAGCTAGGGAGGGTAAGGGCGGGAAGATCGTTCTAGTCGGCTCCTACGCTCACTCGCATCCCTTCTCTACGGGCACGGCGTACTGCGCGGCGAAGGCTGGTCTGAATATGGCGGCGCGGACTCTCGCCTGGGAGACTAGTGATCTTGGCTTCCGTACCTTCATCGTACATCCCTACCATGTTGTCGGAACTCCTATGTGGGATACGGTCCAGGACGGGGTCATGCACAATAAGAGCTATACCCGCGAGGAGGCAGATAACTACGCGGAAAAAGACCTCAAAATGCCGTTCATGTCTCCGCGAGAGATTGCCGATGTGATCGGGATGCTGCTGACGGAGCGGTCGCTGGAGTGGCTGAGCGGCAGCAATGTTGAGCTGTTCGGAGGTACTCGCTAATGCCGAGGGGTCTGCCCATAAACAAGTCACAGGCGTGGACCCTAAGCAACGTAGGGCACTACACCGAGGACGAAACTGTCGTGCTTGATGCAGATAGCTACGACGAGGAACTAGAAAGCTTCGACCTCAAAGCCAAAATAAAAGACGAGGCTCCAGAGGCCGTCTGGCGCGGAGTGCAGGTACATCCTAATGGTTGGGCGTACTTCACGATGTGGGAGGACGGCACGATGGAACCGAAGGAGTGGGACGAGTGAAGATCGAGCACATAACATATCAGGTTCCTGCTAACGCACTTACTATTTGGCAAACTCCAGAGAAGGGGAGACGAGACCCAGCAGGAGAATTCATGGAGGCTCTCGGATTTGTCGAGGTTACTCCGGATAGTGCGGAGGCCCTTAGTCTGAGTGTCAACCAGATGGTGCGTTGGTGGCAGGACGCCGACGGTACGCAGATACACTTGATCTCAGACGACGAGAAAATCGGTCCTACCTCTCTGAACCTGGGACATTTTTGTGTATACGTCTCGCGCAGTCGATACGACGATTTGAAGTCCTATGAGTTCTGTACGAGAGCGCGCGAGGACAGCAACCGCATCTGGCTTGAACATCCGAATGGATTGCGGGTCGAGGTTCGCGAATACGCTGTTGGTCCGAAAGATGTAGAGGAACCAAAACCGGAGCTACTAGATGAGACCTACGGCTACGCAGAGACTCCGATTCAAGAACAAGTAGATATATTGATCAAAGCCATAAAGATATACGGGAAGCGCAACGAGACGTATAAGGATAATTGGCGTAGGTTCGGGTGGCGTGGTTGCGTTTTCCGTCTGCGCGAGCGAGCCGAGAGAGCATTTGACGGTCTCTGGGACGCAGACCATCGCTATAACTCTCAATCGGATTCGATACGCGCGATAGAAGATGACCTGTATGACCTTATCAATTTCGCGGCGTTTACGATCCGGGCAATCCGCGAGAGCAACCGCGACGGGAGTTGGTTCTGATGAGGAAAGTAACTCATGAATACTTCTGTGACTACAGCAAATGTAATGAGTCTGTAAGAGAACATTCAAAACCAGTAGAAGGCGAGGGACACATATACGGTTCTTGTCCAAGAGGATGGGTCAGGATCGAGTTCAAAGATTCGGAGAAAGGCCGTCTGTATCTCCACTTCTGTTCAGACAAGCATATGAATCAGTCGCTCCATGAGGTCACCGAGAAGAATCTCAAAATGCTAGAGGCTCCGTCTACTACGCCAGAGCGGGTCGATCTAGAGGAGGACGAGGAGGAAGAGATATTTGATGGCGAAGAGGGGGAAATGCCTCCTCCCCCGCCTCCTCCCAAAGTTCCGAAAGGCAAAAAGAAATAATGGATATACGAGAGTGGTTTGAAGAATCTCGTAAGCGTGGTATCGCGCCGGTGCTGAACGAGGCCAAAGGTGTAATCCTCAACCTGGGGTCGGGGCATAGCCCGATGCCACAGCCGGTGATAAATCTGGACCGATCTACAGGATGGGATGCCGACCTGGACCCCCTGCCGTGCGAGGACAACACAGTGGGTGCGATCTATATGCACGGTTTCATCGACTATGTAATTGATCCCGTTGCACTCCTGCGCGAGTGCGAGCGTGTTCTAGTGCGGGGAGGTGTTATCAACATCGTTACTCCGCATGCAATGTCCGAGCTAGGTAGCTCCGACATACACAAGAAGACGCGGTGGACCGAGGAGAGCTTCCCGCATCTTCTGCACAACGAGCATTACGACCCGCCGGGAGGCGATCTGAAGCTGATGGTCCAGACACAATTCATCATGGGGATCGTCTGGCGCAACCTCTCGCTGTTCACTCAGTTGATAAGGACCGTCGAATAATGCATCAAGAGTCTGCCAATAATTTGAAGGAAAGGATGCTCAAGTCTATGAGCATCGAACCCGGCACATCGCTATTACATAGCGTCTCTCTTGAGCTTACGAAAATCGTAGGGGAGTTAATAGACGACAACGTCCGACTAGAGCGCCAGATTGCAGAATTGCGCGGCGAGGAGGAAGACTGATGGCCATCCCTACCGTCGAGCAACGTAGAACAATAAACGGTCTAGTAGGCATGCACGGTCCGTATGACGAGGTCGTCTCGGAAAAGACCGAGCATCCAGCTGAAGCCCGCGTACAGTTTGTAATCTACTGGGGACACGGAGCTATCGCCCGCAAATTCTTCGCGGTCGGTACGGACGGTCATAGATCGGAGTTTGATAACTTTGCCTAGCAAGGCTGGCTCCCATGACGCGGAGAAACATAAGATTGAGGCGTTTCACGAACGGCAGAAACGTCATGTGGAGTTCCAGCCGATTGCGGTCAAAGCTAAAGCTGCCGCAGAAAAGGATTCGCATATAGGTTTGAAGCCGATGCGGTTCGTCTCCCTGCATCACCACAGCACATTCTCGTTCCTAGACGGACTCCAGATGCCCGAGGCGCACGTACGCCGAGCAGGCGAGATCGAAATGGGTGCGCTCGCGATGACCGAGCATGGTAACATTTTCTCTCACGTGAAGCTAGAGCAAGCGGCAGTCAAAGCGGGAGTGCAACCCATCTTCGGCTGCGAGTTCTACGTTGGCCATACTGACGAGGATCGTCGCACCCAGAAAAAGAATCATCTGACCGTCATCGCGAAGAATGATGAGGGGTATCAGAACCTACTAACTCTTGTGACCAAATCCTGGAAAGAGGGATTCTATCATGAGCCTACCGTAGATTGGAAGTGGCTATATGAGCTTCAGCGAGGTCTTATTGTTCTCTCTGGTTGCACTGGGTCTGCTCTCTTTACTGCGTGTGTGGGTGGGAAGCATGTTGCGGAAGAGGATGCCTCGTATAAGCGAGGATTGGCAGTGGCGCGCTGGCTCTCCGAAAGGTTTGATGATTTTTATATCGAGGTCCAGGCTTTTCCTCAGCTTGAGCAGACCTGCCGTGCTAATCCACTGCTCGCCCGTATCGCAAGGGTTATTGGTAGACCTCTGGTTGCCACGAAAGATTGTCACTATACTATTCCCGAGGAGGCTGAGATACAGAAAGTCCTTCATGGTGTCCGTCCAGGCGAGAAGCGAACCGTAGAGGAGCTAGAGCAAAGTTGGGGATACGACGTACCACTCTGCCCGCCAGCAACCGACAATACGATCTATGCGGAGCTACGCGGGACCGGCCTAACTAAGCAGCAGGCGATAGAGGCCATCGTCTCGACAGAGGAGATCGCGCAGGAGTGCAAGGGACTCACCCTCCCTCGTCTACCGAAGGTCGATTACCCCCTCCCAGAGGGGTTCGATACGCCGACCGAGCTATGGCGCGCTTGGTTGAAGGAAGGCTGGAGGTACCGAGGCTGCCACGAACTCCCAGAGGACAAACGAGACGAATACAGGCAGCAGCTTCAGCATGAGATGGAGATCATAGAGGCGAAGGGATATGAGAATTACTTCTTGATCGTCTCCGACTCAGTCAAATATGCAAAGGATCGGCAAATTCCGGTCGGCCCTGCCCGCGGATCGGCTGCGGCTAGTCTCGCTTGTTATTTGCTGCGTATCACCGAGGTCGATCCGATGCTCTATGAACACCTGGTGTTTGAGAGGTTTATCGACTGGACGCGCGAAGATATGCCAGACATTGACCTGGACTTCGCTACCTACGGTCGCAGTGTAGTTCGCGAATACCTAGTTGAGAAGTACGGACAGGGTCACGTCAGCAACGTCGGGACGTTTACGAAATACAAAGGCAAGAACTCGCTAGGAGACGCGGCGCGAGTGCATGATGTTCCGAAGAAGGCAGTAGAGACGGTCAAAGAATTCCTGCTGGAACGATCCTCTGGCGACCTGCGAGCAAGCGCAACCATCGAGGATACCGTCAACCAGTTCGATCCTGCCTATGAGGCGTTCGTCAAATACCCAGAGCTTGCGTCGGCGCTCGACCTAGAGGGTAATGTCAAAGGATTCGGGGTCCACGCAGCCGGTTTGGTACTGAGCAACGGCCCGATTACCGATGTCTGCGCCGAGCTAGAACGTGAAGTTCCCAAGAACAGTGGCAACTGGATCACCGCGATCTCGATGGACAAAGATGATGCCGAGCGGCAGGGCATGGAGAAGCTCGACTATCTCGCTCTCGATACGATGGACATGCTTGCCGAGGCCATGCACATGCTCGATATGAGTCTGGAGGAGTTGTATGATATACCGCTGGATGATGAGAAGGTATTCGACGGATTTCGTGAGAATGACGTTGTGGGCGTATTCCAGTATGACGGCAACATCACGAGGACTGTCAACGGAGTCGTTAAGCCTGACAACTTTGATGAAGTCGCACTTATTATTGCTATTGGCCGCCCTGGTCCATTACATAACGGATCGGTGGATGGCTTTGTGGATGTCAAGTGGGGAGATGCAGCAGACCGAGAAAGCATTCATCCTGCTTTGGACAGAATTACTCTCTCCACGAATTATCAAATCATCTTCCAGGAGCAGATTATTAGAATCGTCCGAGAGATAGGAGGGTTTGGTCATACCGGCGCGGCGAAAATACGAAAGATCATATCCAAGAAGAAAGGTGAGCAGGAGTTTAACCGCGAGTGGAAAGAGTTTTGGAAAGGCGCGAAGGAGCTTCACAAGAGAGACCCATCGTTGCCGCGAATGGATAAGGAGACTGCCAAAAAAATCTGGCTGATGTGCATTACGTCGGGAGCTTACGCATTCAATGCAGCGCACTCGTACTCGTACGGGATGATCAGCTTCTGGACGATGTGGCTGAAGGTCTACCACCCGGCTGCGTTCTTCGCGGCGTCTCTATCGAGGGTCAACGAGTCGAGCGACGAGGGGAAAGAAAAAGCACAGAAACTTCGGCGCGACTGTGAAGAGCATGAGATTGAGATTCTAGCTCCGAACCTAGAGTCGAAAGCGAATTGGTCTATCGAGGTCGAAGACGAGTCGATTCGCGCGGGGTGGGTAAGCATCCCCGGCGTTGGAGAGAAGAAGGCAACGGTAATCGAGGAGCGAGCTACCGAGATCGGCGGTTTCAAGAGCTACGATGAGCTTGAGCTAGTAGAGATCAGCGGGTTCGGACCCAAAACGATAGAAAAGATCGTAGCCTTCTGTCAACAAGAAGACCCGTTCCGCATCTACGCGCTAGACGAACAGATCGAGGAAGTCAAAGAGCAGATAGAAGCGGGCGAGCTAGGCGACTGCCCGGTGCCGACGCATACCGCCCGAGAGGTACTCAAACTTGGATCGAATAAGAAGTGCGTACTGCTTGGGAGGCCGGTAGCGAGGAACCTGCGCAACCTCTACGAGCAGAACCAAAAGAAAGGCGAGGAGCTAGACCTTTCCTCTATTTGGCGACCCGACCTAGACGAGTGGGTCATCATGCGAGTGCGGGACGGCGACGAGCTAATCATCTGCATTATTGGTCGGTCGAAATACCCCGAATACAAGGATGCGATCTGGGGTATCGACCCGTCCAAGGACTTGGTGCTACTGAAGTGCAAAAAGGCAGACTTTGGCGGCAAGGGCGAGAGGTCCGGCGTCGTGTTCGTAAATTCAATGCAAGTAATCGAGCCATAGGAGCGATGATGGAGACGGATCTACAATCAATACTGGAAAGAGTCGTAACCTGGGGATACGCGGTAAGTATCTCTTGTACAAGACCAGGTGAATCGAGAATGCCTCTCCGAGACGAGGACATAGAGGTAGGACGAGACAAACCTTGGTTCTGTACGATCCGCTACTCCAATCCTCCTTCAGCGTTCATGACGGGTTATGGCGATGATCCGATAGAGGCGATTGGCGAAGCATGCGAGAAAATTCTTGGCTCAGACACGAAGCCGGACTTCCACGCATGAGCAAGTCACAGATGAAAAAGAATCATTCCAAAAAGAAAGGTCGTAGGTCGAAGGGCAAGAGAGGCCATAAGCCTTGGTGCGCGTTGCTTGCACCCCGGCCCGGACGCTGCGACTGCGGTAGCGAGGCGCGAGGAGGAAGACGATGAACGCACGTAGAAAAGCCGAAGAACAATTAGTAAAGGCACATTGGAAAAGATACCGAAGTTACGAATCTGTGACGCCGGTCAGCGCATTGGCACGAACTGTCGGTACTGCCTCTGTCAGAATTGGTTGGGCGCTTCTCGATGTATCAGACGCTATCAGAGAGGCCGGTCACTCCATCGCAGAATCGAACGAACGATCATGATACACCACGTAACATTTGAAGTCAGCAAGGGCTGCATCACAAAAGAGCTTGAGTTCTGGTCGCTGCTCGGCTTTAACCCCACAGGGCTGCGCCGACGGACTAGGAAGCAACCCCCGATACACTGGCTCATATGCGGTGATGAGACGTTCGCAGTCGAGCTTATCCCTGTGGACGTAGGGCCGCTCCCCGACGATAGCCAGGGGGTAGGCCACCTATGCCTAGAGCTAGGCGCGAGACGCTGGGAGATTGCGTCTCTCGGCATGCGACGGTTCACGCATAGATTTGACCCGCACCCCGACTGGAAGCATCACGCCTTTACAACAAGCCCGAGCGGACACGTAGTAGAGATATGTGCGTTCGCAAATTCAATCAAATCAGGACCACCACTGGAGGGTAACTAATGGACTACGAGGAGTTCCACCGCAAAGTTGACGATGTGTCTGTCACCATCGCAGAGCTTGCTCTAGATGAGGAGCAGGGACTCGACGATGAAGAGAAAGAGCTAACGAAGTGCATCAATCATGTAGTGCAGGTCGTCGGCCACTCTCTAGTAGACATCGCTGAGAGTCTCAATACTCTCGCTGGTGCTGCTGAGGCGAAGTTCGACTGATGCCGACAGGACTAGGAGAGCCAGCACTATCTAGCCGGATGAACGGCGCGAAGGCGCGTGTGTTCAAGGGGATTACTGGTTGGCGCAGCCGAAAGCAGTCCTGGCAAGATCAGATGAATCCCGTAACAAAGGATGAGAAGTCGAGTCTGTCAGGATCGGAGAAGCGACGCAAGCGAAAGGGAGGCAACCCGAAAGGCGGACCAGGACAAAGAGGAGGGAGAGGCAAGCGAGTCAGATGAAAACAATAGAACATACGATATTCAGCTACAACAAACGAGACATCGAGCCTTCGGGAGCTATCAAGAGATGCGTATGCGATAGCTGCAAGTCGAAACGAGAGGCTTACAAAAAAGGAAAGAACGATGAATGAGATACAGAAGTGGGCAGATAAGGCGATGTACGAGGCCGAGCCTATGCAGGGCGGCATCAAGGTATATCTGCTCAGCGCTACTCCGGACCCGCTCGGAGCAATTGCTGCGATGAGCAAGATTTACAAAGGAGAGGTAGTGCGCGACCTCTTTCAGGTCAGCGACATAGAACGCAAACATTTTTGGGCAGAGTCTCAGAAAACGCATCTGCGAGCGCCGCATGAGGCGGTGGACTTTCACTTTTTGATAGAAGGAGTCTCGCGAGCCTTCACTCACCAGATGGTGCGGCAACGAACGGCAGTCTTCGCTCAGGAGTCGCTGCGTTTCGCGGTAAAGAAGGATTTGATAGATACTGCGTTTCCGCCGAGTATCGTTGAAGAGTCTGACGAGTCGGTTATATGGGACAAGGCTCTGGCATCTATCGAGAACGCCTATAGCGCGTTGATAGCTATGGGAGTGCCTGCTGAGGATGCTCGCGGACTGTTACCGCATGCAACACCTACCCGTCTCCACTACAAGACGAATCTGCGTAACCTAGCGGATCATGCCGGGAACCGACTCTGTACACAGGCTCAATTTGAGTGGCGTTCGGTTATGTTCTGCATAGTCGAGGCGATCCGTAACTATCGTTTGTTGCAGGACTACGACTGGCAATTTGAAACGATTGCTAAGAGCGATCTGTTCAGACCGGTCTGCTATCAAATGGGGAAGTGTCCATTCAACGCAGAGTTCGATCGTGACTGTACGATCAGAGGACGGGTCGAAGAAAATAAGTTTGAACAGATACGAGACGAGGAGTGGCTGTTTGACCCGGCTGCGGCTAGGAAGGGTGATGGAGCATGATTGTAATACACGTAACTAATGGAGCGCATCTAGTCGATCCGGATGCGGAGAGATTTGATACAGATACTCTGGAGTCTGTAGAAGCTCTAGTTAAGCGGGGCGAGAGAATTCCCTGTCGTAGTTCTCACGCTTGGCCTTACAGGAGTGTCATTCAATCATCAAAAGAGATGCTAAAAGTAATGCGGCCAGACGGCGAGCGTCCCAATCCTAGTTTTCGGGAGGATTACGACGATGTTCTGGATGAGATGGAAGGATTGGTGGAGAATATTGCAGATGATATTAGATATGAGATCGTCATTCAGAAAAAGCATCTGATCTCAATAAAAGAAATACCGTGACAGACGAGGAGCTTACCGCGATAATTGAGAAGCACTGGGACGAGATCAAAATGTTTCGGACCGGTGGTAAAGAGCATACGATCCCGAGCCTTATCAAGACCTACAGAATAATCGAGAAGGAGCAGGATGAAGCTAATAATCAAGAAAAAGGATGATGCGCCCGAGCGTTCGTACTTCGCTCATCAGTATACATACGTAATAGAAGACAAAGACGGTGGCAAGGCCGACATAACGCGTTCTCTGCAAGAGATTGATATTCATATGTCGATCCACGACCCGAATCGTCTTCATCTGACCGTCATGCCCGAGAATCTAGAGCTTGATGCTCAGTTCCTAACCGATCTTGAAATCTTCCTGGAACATAGGGAAGTACAAGACGCTGTAGATAAATCGCGCGACGTTACGACAGCGGGTTCGGAGCATCGCGAGGTAGCTGGAGGCGACGATGTGGGTTAGATGGGTAACTGATATTGAGGAGGGAACGTACGGCGTATGGCACCACGTAGCGGCCTCTCTGACGATCTATGCGACCTGTGGCGAGCTACTGCCGAGCGTTCTCCAGGAGCGTAGCTTTGACTTCACTTCTGAGTCGGTCGTTTGCCAGGACTGCAAAAAGAAGCTAGAGGCCAAAAATGGCACTTGAGATCGTAGTTCAGATAGCGATTGTCAATACGACGCAGAGCGGCGAGGACGGCACTCATGGACCTCTAATCAATGCTCTGAAGCAGGTCGCGCTCGTTGCCGAGGAGGGGGATAGCGTTCTCAATGTATGGGAACTTGCCGAAGCACGGATGAGTACGTTGGTATCTGAGATGGAAGCTGAGGTGCGAGAGCAACTTGCGACCGTTAAGAAGAACAGTATTGAAGTATGACCCGAAAGGAAGCTGAAGCACAACAGAAGGAAGCGGCGCAACGCCGTGCTGAACATGAGGCCGAGATTCAAGCCCGCGAGCGGGAGCGTCTACACCTAGAGCGACAGACCGAGAGCGAGATCACGGCGCAGCTAGAGAAGCTGCGGATACGGCATGAGGCACAGAAGCGACTCAATTCTGAGATCACTAGGCAGCATCCCTTCGACCTGCCGAAAGAGGGGTGGACTGCTGACGACTTCTTGGAAGAGAGCGAAGAGGCACCCGAGCCGGTCATAGCAGGACTGCACTACCGAGGTAACAATACGCTTCTGGTAGCTGAGTACAAGACAGGAAAGACGACGCTTGAGATTAACCTGGCAAGAGCGCTGGTAGATGGCGTTCCCTTTCTAGGACAGTTTGAGACGCACTTGCCATACGGGAAGGTAGCGTTCTTGAACTATGAGATGCACAAGAATCAGTTTCGGCACTGGCTGAATCAGACGACTATTGAGAACACAGACCGAATCGTCCCGCTGAACCTACGTGGCTGGAACCTACCCTTTTGGGACGATAAGGAAATGAACCGCATGGCCGAGTGGCTATTGAAAAATGAAGTAGGGTTCATCATCATGGACCCTGCTGCTAGGGCCTGGCGCGGACTAGTCGATAACGAGGGAGATAACATACAACTCTCTGCGTTCTTCGGCGCGATAGACGAACTGAAGAGGCTGGGTGACGTCAGCAACCTCCTCCTGGCTGTGCATACCCCTAGAGATACGGAAAGCGGGCGCAGAGCGCGCGGAGGCGGTGAGATAGAGGCATGGCCGGACGGCAACTGGTATCTGAGCAAGGTTCGTGGGAGCAGGATGCGCGCGATGGAGGCTGAAGGCAGGGATATAGACCTGCCCGAGACTGCGCTGGAATTTGACGAGGATACGCGCGAGCTAACGGCGACCGGAACGACGACCGATCTGAAAATTGATCAAGGAGTAAAAGAAGCTGTCGCAGCCGTTAAGGAGCATGGAGTTTTCGAGGGAACGAAATCGTTCGTGCAAGCGTTGAAAGGGAGCGGAGAATCGCGTCGAAAGAGCATTAAGATTGGAGTCGAAAGAGGTCTGATAAAGGAACGTATTGTAGGACAGAAAAAACTGTTCGAGCTTGGCAAGACAAAATAGGTGTACCTCATGTATCCGGTAGGGGTAGTTGCGGGTTCGTGAGCAAGATCAAAGTGAGATCCAAGAAAACATGGTATTCCGCTTGAGAAAGCGAAAAATGACCCCTACCTACCCCGATAGTTGCGGGTCGTTACGTTCGAATTTGAGTGCAAGACAAAACTTCGATGTAAACCGCTTGAGAAAGCCGAAAATGAAGGGTCGTAAAAGATGTCCCTACCCGCAACTCTCATACAAGTAACCCTTACCCTCCCGCATACCCCCTCTTTAGAGGGGTATAGGGGGTAGGGGTACATATGCAAACTCTCAACAGATATGGCGAGCTTCACGCTATCCTGGCAATAGACCCCGGCGGCACCACCGGAGTTTTCGCCGGATATATCGAGACCAAACCGACCCTAAAAGAAACGTTAGAGACTCTGTACAATGAGAAGGATGCAGAGGTCAGCGGGAACTACCTGGAGCAGGGTCAGAAGCTCTCCAAGATCATGTCTACGTTCGAGTATCGAGCGAACGTGGAGAACGGGATCGAGCTAGACAACATACATTTCGCAATCGAGGATTTCGTACTGAGACGCAGGAGGGAGGGAGGAGCGACCGGCAACCTAACTAGTTGTTGGGTAGCTGCTGCTGCTACTGCGATCTATCAGGAAGCATCAATGGATGGAGAGATGTACCCGAACCTTGCGTGGCAGACGCCTAGCGATGCTAAGAGCAGGGTTACAAACGATAGGCTACGTATGTACGATATGTACGTGCCCGGAAGTGAGCACAAAAAGGATGCAAGAAGGCATTTCGTTCTCAGGGCTGACCGCATTCTCGGATAGCTGCTACCCTGCGCGGGATTCCCTCTACCTACATAAGGAGCTACCGTGAATAACAGAGATATAAAAGGAACTCGTCAGAATCCTGTTCACGTCTTCGATACGTGCTGGACCGGATACAAGTGGCTGGATCGTATCGGCGCATTGGTCATGGTGATCGTCGTCGCGCTGACTCTGATCTTCATGGCATACATGATCATTGCTTCGCTTACCTATGGCTAGCAGAAAAACAACAAAGAAGCAGCTACCGATGGACCTGCCGCTGACTAAGCGGATCGCGCGCAGGATGGCACCGCCTAGCGGATTCGATTCGAAGATGATGCGGAGCGAGATTAACTACAACCGTGCTACGCATCCCTGGATCAGATATCAGTTGCTGCTCTATCTACAAGATCATCGGTGGGGCACTGCTAAGAACATCGCGCGCAAGATCGGAATTACCGAAAGGGTTGCCAAAAAGCATCTGAGCGAGATGGTCGCGCAGGGTGCAGTCAAATTGGTAGTGCGTAGGATGCCCGCGCGCAAGATAGGGATTGAGCACTACAGGAAGTCCCACGAATGCTACGGACTAACGCAGAAAGCGAAGAACGCTATCAAAGCCGAGAGGAAGGTGATGGCAGGTGAGTGATTTTTTGTACGCTCCGAAGCTGAGTAGGTTGCAAGTTAAGGAGATGATCGCGCCTGCGCTTATTGAGAGAGAGCAGATGTTGATCACCGAGCTTCTGGGCGAGCGGGTTAAGATCAGAGCGTACGGCTACAAGACGATGAGAGTCGCGCGAGTCGAGGCAAGAGAAATCGTCAGATTCGAGTACAAACCTGGCGGCATGGATACGATCAAAACGGGTAAGTTCGAGCCTCACTTCAACTATGAGGGAGAAGCGAGAGCAGGACGCGTGGACCAGATAATGAGACTGGACGTTGAGACGTTCGATGGGTGGGCGACAGTGTGGGACGAGGGAGTGCAAGACTTGAACCCGTGGGATCGTCTGAAACCTGCGGGAAGTGCGAAACCTACCAAGAAGCAATACAAAGCAGGATCGGAGACACTATGACGCAGCAAGATCCAAACTACACCCGGAGTCCGGCCATAATCAGCTGGGCCGCGATAGTCCTCCTCGCATGGGCTGCGGCGATTCTGATACTGGTGATCGTCCTGTGAGAGGGCCGTTTGAAGACGACGAATACGATGAAGACGAAATCGACGAACTCCTGGAAGAGGAGCTAGGCGAGTAGACTCTGCGTCGCGTCTCTGCGGGATCGGAAGCGCATCGGGCCGGTTCGGACCTTTTGGAGAAGGGGTCTGACCGGCCCGAACTACATGCAGGATGCACAGGACAGCAAGATGCGGTACTCTTAGCGATGATCCCGCACCTCTACTAAGGAGCTACCATGGTAACAAAGAAGGATTTGAACCGAATCGCCGCTGAGTTCCGTCTGTTTCGCGCGAACGTTGTAAGTGGTGAGGAGGAAGAAGATACGCTGGACCGACTGGCGAATTGTCTCGGCCTCGCATTCCTGGAGTCGAATCCCAGAGTCGATCTCAAGAGGTTCGAATCAGAGTGCAAGCTGGGATGGGTTTTCGACGTTCGCGACAAAGACGGGAAGCGACCAGAGGTCGGAGAGGTCGATACCACGCAACCGGGAAGGAAGCCCAAGTACAATTTTCCGGTGAAGGTCGCAGACATCGGAGATGCGCTAGGGACGATGGAGGGGTATTTGAAGACCATCGTTCTGCCTACCGAGACACACGGTGGTCTTAGCTGGCGCTGGTACGGTGAGAGAGAGAACAAGCTCCGCGAAGAGGGCTATCTAGAAATCCCGCTCTGGGAAATCGGCTACGGCGCGAGTCCGTACAGAATGGTCATCGAGCGTCAGAAGCCGAATCCCAATTCCTAAAAAGGATTTGACTTCTAGAAAGCCGTCCACTACTACTATCGATATTGAACGCTCCGATCCCGGAGCAGAAACGAAAAAGGAGAACGATTAACGTGGCTATCACCGCAACAAAGGTAAAGAATGAGCGTCGCGCAAAGCCGAACCTTGGCAGCCGACGGGAACGGACTCGCAGCGAAGGCAAGTGCCAGCTGTGCGAAAAGAAGACCCCGATCAAAAAGCAGTACACGGTAACGAACGATCTGGACGCGGGCACGGTCCACGCTCGACAGAATGCTGGAGCGAAGGGGCATGAGGGAGACTCGCATTACTGCAGCGAGTGTAAGGACAAGAGGATCAGCCAGAAGCAGGCTTGGCTGGACTCGCGGGACGGCTCGCCCGCTCCCAAAAAGGGCAAAGCGAAAAAAGGCAAGAAAGCCGCTGCGAAAAAAGGCAAAGCGAAAGCCGCCAAAAAGGCGCCGGTGAAGAAAGTGAAAAAGCCGAAAAAGGTCAAAAAGCCTTCCGGTGAAGCCTTCTAGCCTCTGCTAGATCGCGCGGGGAAAGGGTCGGCGAGAGTCGGCCCTTTTTCTTGCCTTCGATTTAACAATTTGACTTCCGCCGACCGACCGACTAGTTTCCTCTATGCAGTCCTCTACTAACGAACGATAGGAGCTACCATGAAGATGTACGCAATGTCCGTAATCGCTCTACTCGCAATCGCAGGTGTTGGAGTCGCGAATGCTGGACCTCCTCGCAGGGCTGTGGTGGAACCGATAGCGGCGACCGAATCTAGGGCTGTTGAGATTTGCTTCCCTAGCGCGGATTGGTCTACCGGTACGGTGTCCGCAGAGGACAGGCCCTGCGACGTTCTCTCTAGGCCCGAAGAGGATGGCTCGGGTAGGTTGGTACTAGGGACGCTAGGTGCCGATGCTGCTACGTGCCGCATACCTAACGTGTATGAGGAGCGCGGTCGCTTTACGGTTGTATGCCACCGCTTGCCTAACCGCTAGCCAACAGGCATATCCGGATGTACGGGGAGGGTCCGCTATGCGGGCCTTCTCTGCGTTCGGGGTGGCTATCCAGGGTGGCTCTCTCTGTGTGTCTGCGGGTGTGTGTCTAGGGGGCTGTAGGTCGGCCTGGGTAGGGCCGGGAATGGCTCAGAAACGTGAGCAGGGCTGGGCTCCTGATATGCGGCCACACTTGCAGTCGCCGGCCCTGCTACCTTCCTGGGGCATGTCAGCGATATCTAGTCCTGTACGGGAGATGGCGGTATCAAGCCCTAAGCGGGAGCCGGATACTCAGTGCAACGCCAGACTTTCGCGTGGCCGAGGCTACTGCAAGCAGGCGGCAGGGCATGGCACAGAGCATGCTGGGGTTGGACGTTGTAGCAGGCACGGGGGTTGTAGCCCGAAGTACGACAAGAAGGTAGCCGAGCTAGAAGCCCAGGCCGAGGTAGCCAACTACGGACTGCCCATAGACGTGGACCCGTTTACGGCCCTGGAGCAGGAGTTGTGCCGCACGGCAGGCTATGTGCACTTCCTCGACCTGCGGGTGCAGGCGCTCCCTGCCGACGAGCAGTACGGGCTAGTAGGGGGAGGGCCGCAGGCTATCCCAGGGGCGGAGCCACACGTATACGTGCGCATGCTTATGGAGGAGCGCAAGCACCTACAGAGCATGGCGAAGACCTGCATTGAATGCGGCATCGCTACGCGCAGGGTCGAACTAGCAGAACAACAAGGACAGATGCTCGCTAGTGCAGTGCGTTCGATCCTCTCTAGGTTGGGCGTCCTGGAGCATCCCGACGCGCCAAAGGTAGTACGTGAGGAGCTAACAAAGCTCCAGGCAGGCGTGGCGTAAGGTGCCAACTGTCAACAAAATAGTGATGGGGGTGTGCTTGTGCGCGAGTGTGGCCGTGTCTAGCATTTTTCAGAAGTTCTCCCCGGACAGTGTTTTGTCATGAAAGGCAATCACTCCAGCCAGCGTTGTCCTAGATGCAAGCTAGCGGTCAGAACTCCCGGCGAATGCGGATTCTGTACTGAGCAGGAGTACGGCATCGTCCTACAACCTCGCGATACCAGCATTCCTACCACAGTAATAATGAATCAGACCCCGTACAAGAATCGTCTTCAGGTAGCCATGGAGCGTCACGGCGCAGGAAAGAACTCATTTTGAACCCGAATCTCCCGAAGATAAAGGAGCAGGTTCAGCTGGGTACCTACGCCGTACCTAGCGCCGACAAAATTGCAGAGGCCATGCTTTCGCGCGCAGATCGATTGACTAAGAACTCATCGGCTGCGCGTCGCGGCGATTCACACCCTGCGATGCGGTCGGCGGGTTTCCGTAATCCGCGCGATTTGTTCTACACCTTCATACCACACCGCACATGAAACTCGACTATAACCCACACCTACCGCTGCGAGCGGCCTGGCGCTACGGTCGCCAACAGAATCGCCGCAGTGCAGTCAGAGCGGTCGCCGGTTGCATTCTCGCGCGCCTTCTGACGCCGCAGAACGTCGGTTACAGGAAATTCAAGTAATGCCCGCTAAGACAAAACTCCGGGACGCACCCGCCGACGCTCCGATGGACCCCTTCGCACTGGCTGCGGATATTTTTGATCCCCCCGACTGGATCAGCCCATCCGGCATCGAGCTACTGCCTTACCAGCAGGTTCCCCAGGACCTCAAAACACATAAGTCCGACATGTGGCTCCTAGAGGCAGGTCGTGGAACCGGCAAGACTCAGACCTGCGCGCACTATTGTGCATCACAGGCACACAGGGTTCCCGGCATGCGCGGCAGGATCATCGCCCCCACCACAGGAGACGCGATAGAAGCCTGCGTACGCGGTCCGTCCGGTCTCATGCGGGTAGACCCAGAGGTCACCTGGCATCCCTCCGCAGATGGCGGCGCTAAGGTGAAATGGCCGAACGGTAGCGAGATGCTCGTTATTGGAACTCCGCAGCCGCGCGATGTAGACAGGCTCAGAGCGGGAGGAAACAGAGAACTCGACTGGTGGGAGGAGCTTGCAGCCAATACTCAGCTGAAAGACGCATGGGACCAGGCTGCCTTCGGCCTACGTGAAGGGTTCCCCCACCGCGTCTGCTCGACAACTCCCAGGAACACGACTGCCTACCGCGAGATCAGGAAAACGCCGGGTATCTGTTTCACCCGAGCCTCCCTCTTTGATAATCCGCACCTTCCCGAGTCGTTTGTCAAGAAAATGCGGGAAAAGTATGAAGGCACCCGGCTCGGCAGGCAGGAGCTTCGCGGCGAACTCCTAGACGATGTTGAGGGCGCTCTCTGGACCCGCTTCATGCTCGACAACGCTCGACTGAAGGACCCACGCGAATGCCCGCAGATGCACACGATTGTCATTGCGGTCGATCCCGCAGCTACTAGCAGCGAGGAAGCGGACGACACCGGCATCGTAGTCATTGGGCACGGCACGGACGGATGGGGATACGTTCTTGACGACCTAACCTGCCACCTTAGCCCGGACGGATGGGGTACCCGCGTCGCGCGAGCCTTCTACAAGTGGGAAGCAGATTACGTCATCGGCGAGATCAATAACGGCGGCGAGATGGTCGAGTACGTGATCGCTACTGCTGACCCTCGCATCCCCTTCAAGCCGGTCCGCGCCTCCCGAGGCAAGCAGACCCGCGCCCAGCCGGTATCCGCCCTGTACGGCGACGGCAAGGTTCGCCCCTCGCGCATCAAACATCTAGGAGCGTTCACCGAGCTAGAGGACCAGATGTGTAGCTGGGTACCCGGCGAGGAGGACAGCCCGGACAACATGGATGCTCTCGTATGGGGCATCACCGAGCTATTCCTGGCCGAGGACGATAACGACCAACTTGTAGAGTACTGGGAGCCTCAGAGGATCGGGGCGAACATATGAGATCGCACACACTCATAGAGACAAATGGAATAATCCACCACCATAGGAGGCCAATCGTGGCTGAGAAGGCATCTCCCAATGAGAAACCCATTACAACCGTAGGTACACCCAGAAAACCCGGCGAGGGCACTCCGCAGAACCCGCCACCCAAACAGGAGCCGAAAAAATGACCACCACTCCGCATCGCTACGGTTGGAAACCCAGCCTTACCGATATCAACGACCAGGAGGCTGACCTTCGCGAGCTTACCGAGCTAGCAGAGGTTGATCCCCGACAGGCCATGTCTCCTTGCTACGACCAAGGCAATCTCGGCTCCTGTACGGCGAACGCCATCGCGGGCGCTCTTGAGTATGACGAGAGCCTTACCCTCGACACGGCTGTGGCTACCCCAAGTCGCCTGTTTATCTATTATTGTGAGCGGGTCCGCGAGGGTTCGGTCAGCACTGACTCCGGTGCATGGGGTCGCGACGGGTTCAAGTCGCTACGCAAAACCGGAGCGCCTCCCGAGGACATCTGGCCCTACGACATAAGCCAGTTCACCACAAAGCCTTCTGAAGAGGCGTACCTGGAAGCTGCTCATCACAAGATCGGCGGATACACGCATCCCGGACTCGGGCACGACGTAACCTGGGAGGAGCGCCGCGACGCCTTCAAGAAGGTACTTTCCAACCGACAGACGATCGCTTTCGGGTTCACGGTGTACGAGAGCTTCGAGTCGAGCAACTGGGTTGACGGCGAGATGCCGATGCCGCAGAAAGGCGAGGGCGTCTTGGGCGGTCATGAGGTCCTGCTCGTCGGCTACCTCCAGGGCTACCCCAACCACGCACTCGTTCGCAACTCCTGGGGCACCGGATGGCAGATGGACGGCTACTTCCTCATGCCTTGGAACTTCCTCTGCAATCCCAACTACGCGAGCGACTGGCGTTCGATCTACCGTCCCAAGGGTGCCTGATGCCAGAGCTCAAAATGAAATATCTCTTTCGCGTCGAGGACGCGCTCACGCAGGAGGTTTTGTCAAGTAACTTCCTGACCGAGCAGGCTGCTGAGGCGCGACTGCCTAGCCTCAAGAAGAAAAACCCAGCAGCCTTTGTGAATAAGGTCGAGCAAGAGTAATGAGCATCTTCGGACAAATACGTGAGGCCGCGTTCGGATCGGGGGTCCGACCCGGTACCTATGCCGAGCGCGCTCCAGATGTAATGGAGATCGCTACCCGACGCGGCGTCATGAACGAGATATTTGAGGAGCGACTCTCCGAACTGGAAGACGCCTCAAGTGAAGGACAGTGGAAACGCATCTCGATGCAGGTTGAGCGCGAATTCACGCGCCCCGGTCTGGACGACATCGTTGACCTGTCCCGAGCTATGTTCCTCTCGCACCCGCTCATCCGACGAGCGATCAACGTAACTACGTACTACACCTTCGGCCAGGGTGTCTCCTACAATCATGAGGACGACACCATCCAGAAAGAGATCGTCGAGAAAGCTACCAAAGACCCTGGCAACCGTCGCGAGCTATACGGGCATCAACAGAGGATGCTCACCGACGTAGACCAGCAGGTTGAGGGCAACACATTCTTCGCGCTCTTTACCGACCTAGAAGGCAACGTCAAAATCCGTTCCTTCCCGACGAAACAGATACGGGAAATCTACCACAAAGACGGCGACGAACGAACTCCGATGCTTTATCTGCGTCAATGGTCGGAAACCTACCTAGACGAGAACACCGGCACGGTCAAGTCGCGCTCGATGGGGTGTCTGTACCCCGACTGGCTCTATCGCCCGAAGGTCAAACCGGCGAAGATCGGACGCATCCCTGTACGCTGGGACGCCCCCATCATGCACAAAAAGTCCGGCGGGCTGAAGTCGATGCAATTCGGGGTGCCCGAGGTTTACTCCGCACTTGACTGGGCTAGGGCTTACAAGCAATTCCTGGAGAACTGGCACACCCTGGTCGCCTCCCTGGCCAAATTCGCGTGGAAAGCCTCTACAAAAGGCTCGAAACTCAAAGAAGGCAAGGAGAAGCTACGCAGCCACCTGGACGACTCGGATACGCTGTTTGACGAAAATGAAGGTCCAGCAGGCGGCATCTTCATGGGCAAAAAAGGTGACGACCTCACGGCGATCCCGAAGACCGGCGCGCATACAAGTGCAGAAGACGCTCGCCCAAGCCGCCTCATGGTCGCTTCCGCTACGGACCTGCCCGAGACGATCCTGTCTGGCGATGTAGACATCGGCAACTTCGCTACTTCCAAAACCCTGGATAGGCCGACCTGGCTCCGCATGCGCTCACGTCAGTTCGCCGAGAAAGAATTTGAACAGAACCTTTTCAGGTACATGATGGATGCTCAGATACTCGCCCCCGGCGGAACGCTCAAAGGCACGATTGAATACGACTCCGATGGTTGCATCACAGTTAAGAGCGACTATGACGATGTCAAAGTGGCGTTCCCACCGATCCTCCAGGAAGACCTGCTCGACCAGGTCAAGGCGATCATCGCCGCTGCGACTCTGGAAGGCAAAAGCGAGTCGGGCACGATTCCGCCGCAACTTGTATCGAAGATGCTGCTGGAAACCCTAGAAGTGGAGGACGTACAGCAGGCTCTGGACGAAATTGATCCAGAGGAACGGAAAGAACTGAACGACGCGGTCGCTGGCCTCACGCAGGCTCTCGCTTCAATGGAAAAGGAAGCGCCGAACCCTGAAGACGAACCGCCCAAACCGAAACCGGAACCTCCCAAATGACCGGAGCAATCCTCTCACGACGTTCGCTGGCGGAGCAACTTCGCTCGGCTGCGGCTACCATTCAGCCCGGCGCGGAGGTTGTTTACGACATCAGGAAGAATGAGCCGAAACTGGAACGCCTCATGCGGCCAGAACTCCGCGCGGCTCTAGACGATCTGGGGACGCGGGTAGCCGGTGCGAGCGTTCATATCGGCTCGCCTCTGGTGGAGAGCGAAGCTAGCCCAGCCGAGCTACAGCGTATAGACGCAATCGTCGCTAGCGCCCGTCTAGACGCTTGGAAAATACAGCGTCTGAAGCCGATGTTTGAGAAACACTGGAAACGCACAGCCGAAGCGACGATGGCAGCCATCGAAAAGCACGACATCAAACCTTCGCTGAGAGAGAAGATCGCCGAAGACGTTTTGCTGTCAGGCGGGAAACGAATCGGCCTCGTTGACATCGCAGGGGATACGAAACGAGCCCTTATGTCGGTCGTCAACGTCGGTCGCAGTCTAGGACTCAGCCCGCGTAAGACCGCACTCTTGATTGAACAGGCAGTACCGGCGGGCCGCTTCACGCTCGCAGGCAAACAGTATCGCTCACTGATGATCGCTCGCACAGAGACGCTGAGCGCCGCGCGGGATGCGAGCCTGAAGACGTACAAACTTAGTAGAACCGTGGAAAAAGTGATCGCGTTTGACGGCGAAGAGTTCGATGAAATCTGCGCCAGCCGCAACGGCGAGGAATTCACCATCGAAGAAGCTGAACTGGAAAACGGCAACACCCACCCAAATTGCGTCCTCTGTTGGGGACCGGCTTAAGGAGAGTTATGGCGCTCAAAACTGACTATACGAATAAAACGGTTAATAAAGATACCCACCCGGCTGCTCACAACCTGACAAACGAAGCCATCAACGAACTTCTGCTGGCGTTCCCGTCGCTCGAAAAAATCATCGAAGAACTTGATGTTGGCGACGTTACCTTCGCAGCCGATATTCGGGACAAGCTCATCGCGGCAGAAATTGCCAAACTGGAAGAAGCTGAACCCAGTGATGTTAAATACCCGACCGTAGCTCTGCTCGCGAAAGCTCTTGCATCGTATCGCCTTGCAGACAAACTGGTAGTTCCGAGGCTGACCGGCTCGCCCATCGTGAATACGTCGGTGGCTGCCACTACGAAAGTCATCTACCTTGTTCGATGCGTCGTTCCGAAGACAGGAAATCTGCGCGATCTCTCGATCTTCATCAAGGCCAAAGGTGAAGCAAAAATACTTGGCGGAGTATTCGATACCGGTGGCGCTCATGCGAACGAATACACCCGCTTGTCTAGGCTGGAAGCCGAAATGACGCCCGAAAACGAAAAATGGAACGTCATATACGATCCGAACCTGGCCGTCAAAAAGGGCCAAGAGATAATGCTTGCAGCTCAGTTGATCTTCGCTGCCAGTACAACCGAATTCGGGCGCTGCGGCTCGGGTGTACTCTCGACGGCGAATGCGACCCTGCTGCCACCGTCGTTCGTTCCTGGGGAAGCGGTTGAACCGAAGCTCTCCGGGCAGAAGACGCTGACTGAAGCGGGCATCCCGGAAAAAATCTCCGATGCGACTCTGGCAGTCAATAACTCGGCAATCGCTCTGATAGCGCGCATCTCCTAATGTCCGCCGAAGCCTATTGTCATCCTGAAGGTTCGGACTCTACGGGTACCGGAACAGAACTCAACCCATGGAAAACTATTAAACATGGGATGGAATTGGCTTCGGATTCGTTCGGAAGCGTCCTGTACGTAGCGCCTGGCACTTCCAAAAACGAAGATTTCACTAGCAAAAGACAGGCGACGCATCCTTTGACGGTTCAGTTGCAACCGGGCAAACATGAACTGGGGATCGTCGCTCTGGAAGGTGCTACAAAGATCATGTTTAGAGGAGTACCGTGTACCTCTACGCTCCGAGGCGGGATTTGGGATACACGAGTTCGCGCTCTCACCGGCCTTACTTGTAGTGTAAAGGGATTTGCTCTGAAGAACGAAACGACCGGCGTTGACGTAACCGACCTCAACATTACTACCGGCAACTTCGGCGCGGGCAACGTCGGAGAAGGTGGGTTCGGCGGGTTTGGTTACGCTCTGTGGTTGCAGAACGGCAATCGTTGGTGGAGCTTCCGTCGTTGCTGGATCCACGACTCATGGGGCGGAATCGGAGGCGGTCATGAAGTTGGAAGTACCGATCTAAGACGAGAGCGGTACGGCGAGATAGAGGAATGTTTGATCGAGCGCTGCCACGGCGATCTGACTCAGACTGCTAGCCGAGAAGACATTCACATCTACCACTCGATCCTTCGAGCGAACGGACTCGGTAACAAACCAGAAGAACCGCACTCTGACCAGATACAGGGTTCGGGAGACGAACGCCGGGTTCACCTGGACGCTTGCATGCTCATGCAGCTAGAAGACCCGACCAACTTCGAACCGGGTGAAGTCATAGGAGGCGGAACTACCGGCGCTCGCGCAGTCCAGCAGATGTTCATGGCCGCTGCGTTCCATCCGATCGAACAGTTTGAAATGACTAACGTAGTCGTATTCTGTCAGCTCAAACTAACTACCTCGTTCAACTTCACACAGGTAGTTACCTTCGAGATGGACTCGCCCGGATGCCGTATGGATCATTGTTCGATCCTTACCCCCTACGCATTCCGTCCGGTTTGGTTCCATAACTCCCGAGGGAATTTCGAAGCTGCTATGCGTAACAACATCATGAGCGGCTTCGAACAGGATGCCGGAACTGCCGTAGCGAATCCTCATAGCCATAATTGCTTTGAAGAGGCTCCTGTCGGACTCGTACTGGGCGAAGGCGAGTTCATCGCCGCCGATCCCGGCTACGTAAGCCGAGGCAGCGCGACGACGGAGCCGAACCTTGAACTCGCGGTCGGATCGTCTTGCAGGCAGGCTGGAGTGCCCGGAGTCTGCGAGGTTGACATCTACGAACGGCCGCGCGGCAATAAACCCGATCTGGGCGCCTACCAAACGACGGCAGCGGTATAGGAGATAGAACATGCCATTTGAAACAGGAACTATGGGCGACGGCACGATGGGCGATGCCGCTGTCGAGACAGGTTTTGAGTACCGTCTCGGCTGGGCCGTTCTCGGCGTCTTCCATATCAACATAGGTGCATTCACGAAATGACCGGCACTTTCGGAGACGGACTATTTGAAGACGGCACCTTTGGTGATGGCGACTTCATAGTCATAGAGCCTCAGTTGGTAACGACTGATGGAGTCTCCGAGGAAGACCACGGCGGAATCATCGCGGGGAAAACCTACCTTGTACCGAATAACGGAAGGATGTGGATTCGAGCTAGCTCTGTAATCAAAGACACGACGGTATCTATCCGCTATCCGAATCTGGTCGATGATGAGCTGATAATCGAATCAAAGCAAATACTTGTACCGAACGGACAGACCAGAGAGATGGGTCCGTTCCCCGTAAGAACTTTCAATGCTGAACTTCGTTATCTAGAAATGACGTTTGATAACGGAGAAGGATTTTTCGTTTCATTCCTGAAACTAGACCGTATCAAAATCTAAGGAGAATCATGGCGATCACCAAATTCACACCTGATGAAATCGTGCGGGCCGGTAAAAAACCGACCGTGCATACGGGGTTGTCGAATGCCGACACCTTTGTAATTCCGAACGATGGGCGTACGTCGCTCCGCATTACGACCAAAGAAGCGACGACGAAAGTAACGATCAAGACTACTGGGCTCGTCGATGGCCAGGCGATTGCGGATCGCGAATACAACATGGCCAAAAACGAAACCCTCGACATCGGCCCATTCCCGACTGACGAGTACAACAACGAAGAAGGCCAGATCGAAGTCACCTTCTCGGTCACGACTGAAGTCAGCGTCGAGGCGAAGAAGCTGGGGAGGTAAGACAATGACCGCCGCTGTCAAAGAGAAAATTCAAGAGGCACGGCAACGTGCTTTCCGCGAGGGTTCAAGCCAGACGGGTCAGCGGCGGGAAATTGTCATCATCGAAGCTGGCTGGGGTTCGTCTGGCTACTACTCCGAGAAAGTCTTGGAGCGAGACATCCCTCGTATTTTCCCCGTCGGCTCGCATATGTACCTCAACCATCCGACCGAAAACGAAGATCGGGAACGTCCCGAGCGCGACGTTAGAGATTGGGTAGGCGTCGTCGCTGAGGCTCCTCGCATGGCGGGGATCGCATCGGTAGCCGTTGCCGAAATTTTCGAGCATTGGCTGCCAGTCATCGACGGTATCGGTGAACATCTTGGTCTTTCTATCCGCGCTCTCGGGCTAGGTGAACCCGGCTCAGCAGGAGGGAAAGACGGAGAAATCATCGAAGCTCTCACCGAGGGTCTTTCAATCGACTACGTAACGCTTGCGGGAGCAGGTGGCAAAGTCGGGCCGCTAGTTGAGTCGGTTCGCGAGCGTATCCGTCCTCTGTTCGAGTCGGCCAAAGCGAAATCGCAGCCGAACGTAGTAGAGGAGGCTCGCAACGCGGGCAATTGGCTAGAGGCGAACATTCATAGAAACTTCACCGAAACAGCCGACCGGTTGTTCGGGGAAGGCCATCTCACTCGCGACGAGCGCATAGCTATGTCGCAGGCAATCGGAGATGGTCTCAAAGCCTTCAGTTCTACCCTGGAAGGAGACGCGCCGCAGCTTTTCAGCCGCGACCCGTATGCCGACTTGGAGGAACCTGAAGCACGTTACATAGAAGAAAAAGTCAACGGTCGCTCCGGCGATCCGAAACAGGAGGCCAAAGAAATGGCTGATGCAGAAGGGCTG